TTGGAATGGTTAACAAGTTTGCTCCTATTCTTTTAAGAACCTTATGTGCTGCCATCTCTGCTGAAACAAATGCAGTGTTAACTCCCATTTTAACAAAGTTTGCAGCGTCATTTGCTAGATAAATCGATTTTCCAATATTTTGCTCACCGACATAAACTACTAAAGATCCATCTTTATCATATCCACCAGTAAGCAGTCTATCTAAGAAATTATATCCAGTTGAAACCTTTACTCTTCCTTCTTGATAGTGATCGTCAACATTAAAGAAATCTAATCCAATATCTGAATTAAATACAATAGAGTTCCTGTCATTAATTAAGCTTTTTACTTTAGATATAATTTGATCTGCATTTTCAGGAGTAACTTCAGTTGTCTTAATATATTCAATGGTATCGATTAAAGTTGTATCGAATGTTCTCCATTTAATCCATGCTTCAGCCGTTGATACTAACCACTCTTCATCATATTGAGTTAGATCTGTCTTATATACTAATTCAATTATTGATTCTTCTACCTTACCTTTGAATTTAGGACTTTGAACTAAAATTTTCATTTGTTCTGCCTTTGGTGATTCATGGAATTTTTCGTAGAATTTAGTTGCTAAAAAATGCATGGTGTCTATTTCATCTGATGTATAGAACCCTTTATGTATTTTTTCTAGGTATTTTGGTTTTGCTAAAGCTAACTGAAAGAATATTTTTTCAAAATCTTGTCCGAATTTCATTTGTTATTTGTTTTTAATTATAATGTATTATAGGACTAAGTTTCATTATATCTGAATGTTCATTATATTTGAATGTTCATTGTGGTTGAACAGATGTAAATGTTGAACAATGTATCTTATTGAAATGGATTTATTATTATTGTATACGATTCCTTTCCTTCTTCAAATTTAGTTTGCTCTATTAGTCCAAGAGATATTGCTTGAGTCAGTCCCTTTTCGACATTAAATATATTTCCTTTAGCATGATATTTAATCAATGATGGTTTTGTAAAATTATGCATCGGTCTACTTGGACGGTTTATTGTTTCAGATAAATAAATGTAAATTATATCAAAGGCATCAGGGAAGTTTTCAAGTTCCCCTTGTATGCCTAGTATATATTTTATAGGTAGTTTATCTTCATTATATGACATAAGACTAACTTCCATTTTATTCGTTTGTTAAATTTTCATCAAGTAAAGCTCCGATTTCGTTATCTATATTATCGCTTTCGGTATTATAGTTAAAAAGGGGCTTAATATGAATATTTATTTTTTCTAATATCTCCTTTGTAAATACCTTTTCACTAAAAAATTCAGAGTTTGTAACTACTTCATCTAGGTGCTGGCAGATCCATCCGCGTGCTGTTGCCTTTGGTGTTTTAACTCCTTTTTCTATAGAACCTCTTGTGATTCCACAGATATCCCATGTTGCGTATTGCTCTAGGCCAACATACGGATTCATACCTTTGGTAAAATCTAAATGAAACTTAATAGGATGTGGCTTAGCAAATCTATTTTTATCAGGTTTTGCCGTTACAATAATACCAACTTTTTCGGTACCATCCTTTAATTGTGCTTTAGTTAACATAAGAACAATAGAAGCAGCATACTCCGGACCTGTATTGTGATGTATTACTCCATTTTCAGTAATATAATGTTGAACATCTCTTACTGTTAAATCATGTACTTTAGTAGATTTTAACTCGGTTACACTCTTTATTTTTAATTTGTTTAATTGCATCTTTTATTAATTTTATTGTTTTTGTATTATTCTTGTATGAATTGTCACTTACTCTAATAATTCCAGTAATATCATTTCTAAATTCTAGGCATATTCTGTCCTTTATTTCATCGTATATTTGATTGTGCCAATATAACCCATCATATTCTATAAGAATTAATGAATCCTCGTCTTTAAAATAGCCATCATATTTTATTATACCTTGATTTAACTCTTCAGATTTCTGTATGTTAACTATAAATTCAGTATGTTTTATATTATCAATAGATTTTACGATATTATTGAAAAATACAACTTCCTCCTTAGACACACTTCCGAAAAAAGATGCAAATTTTTCTGGATTATTTTTTATAAAGTTACTTTGTTTTTTAGATATTATTGCTTTAATAGTATCGTATTCACTTTCACTAGACCAGAATTCTCTGCAACCATAATTCCTTTTATGTGCCTCGTATTTTGCTTCTTCTTCAGAAAAACCTATGTTTTTCCAATATTCGATAGACCATACTGACTGTCTACTAATTTCATGTTTATCATATTTAGTATATCGCAAGTTGGATCTTCTAGATTGTTCATTAGCTACCATTAAAGTTGCTTCAATCTGATTATACCCTTTATCAGTCCAATGTGAATTACATACATTACTGTTTTTTCTTTGTAATTCACTTATTTTTAAGGTAGCGTATTCATTATCATATCCCCTGGAATTCCAATATGATGTGCTTAATTTAGAAACTGCTTTACCATTCCTTTTCTGTTTAAAAAATTTTTGACATTCTAATTTAAATCCACATACTCCTTTTATTTCATTAGAATAAACGAAACTAAACATCTCTAAAAAATGTTCTTCGTTATTGATATTCATGTCATTATAATGAGTATTTAAAAGTTTCTTAAATTCATCATATGTTGGATTAATATATTTCTTAAGTACTGGCATTTTTAGTAGTTTCAATTTTTTGTTAGATAATAGGTGGCTGTTAACCACCACCTGTTATATATATCTAGACACTTCATTGTTTTTTACTAAATCTCTTGCTAATATCCAATTATTGTCATCTAATGGATCGTCTTCAACATTACCTGTAAAAAATCTATGATCTTCAGAACATTCTATAATCGTATTATCTTCAAATTCTATTCGGTATGTTTTCTTTTCAAACGTCCATGTGTTTTCTATTTCCATACCTCCATTTAATGTAAGAACTGAATCACCTTCTACTATATCTTCTATGTTCTTTAAGGTGTTATCGAACATTCTCACTTTAGATCCTGGAACTAAACAACCTCCACCTGCAACTTGTCTTGAAATAAAGTCTTGTGTTTGATAAGTATGATTAGTAAACAAAAATGGAATTTTTAAATCAGCAAGCGGAGTCATTATGATTCTAAAAATAGATTTTAAAATCTTAGATCTAGTCATATCTGCCTTTTCACTTCCACTTGTTGCATCATCAATTTCCTTTGCAGTCGCAAGGTTACCTGCTGAATCAAGAATAATCATGATTTTTTGTACTTCTCCACCTTTTCTTTTTACCTCTTGCATTTTTTGAGTAATAGTAGTGATTGAAGTCCTAAACGCCTGTACAGTATTTACAGGCTGATAATTTACTTTACTAATATCAATACCAAACTTTTTCATTTGGTCTTTATCTACTGCAGCTTCTGAATCATAATAAATAACATAATATCCCATGTTAATTGCTTCTCGAACTGAATTTAATGTAAGAAAGGTTTTTCCAGTACCAGATGGTCCTGCTATTGAACAAGAACGGTTATTAGGCCATCCTCCCCATACCGAACCAGAAAGACATGCGTTTAAATGATAATTTCCAGTGTGAATCCATTCTGTTACTTCAGAAAAATTTGATTGGTCCATAACAGAACCTAAGGGGTTTAATCCTGCTAATTCTGCGTTTAAGTCATCGAATGTAAATTTATTTTTTGCCATATATTTTCTTTATTTTCTAATATTTTATTCTTAATTCTTCAAGCTCTGTCATGAGTGATTGTGCCTCATCTTGTATCGCCTGCATTTTAGTTTGAAGACTTTCAAGTTTTTTAGTAATACTTTGATATTTTTTTACTATCTCGTATTGTTCTTCTGTTAAATTTTTGCTGTCTATTTCCATGTTTAAAATAATGATGTTGAATAAATTAAATTTCTGTTTAGTGTATGTAATCCTACCGCTGAAAGAACTCTGTTTAATGGATCAATTACACTTTTTTCAAACTGTAGTTCATAATCCACTGGTGGTGCAATTTCATACGGATGTGCACTTGGTTGATATGCAAATATTTCACAAATAGAGTGTTTACAATGGTATAGTCTAAGCTTTTCTCCATTGCCAATCATCTTATATTTATTTTTATATTTTGGATTGTTATTCATTAGAAAATTATAAAAACCTGCCGCCTTGACATTAGATGGGCATTTTAAGCCATACTGGAATTCAGTCGTATCATCTAGAATATACTTATCGATGTTATTTGTTCTTTTGTTGAAGCAAATTTCATCTATATCTGCGAGCTGAAATTCTTTTTTACATTGTTTTAAATAATCTACTAATCTTTTTAGTAAAGATGCAGTTGGCTTCTCTGAAAGAATTAATTTAAGAGCTTCCGTTAAATGCTTTCTTGCAATCGCTGGAGTTGAGCTTTGAATAGTATCAAATCCTATTGTTTTTATCTTTTTAAGTGAAGGGTACCTGTCATTGATATCGAGCCTGTCTTCCCATGCTATATTTTGAAGATATTTTTTCTTAGCTAACCATATTCCTGAATATGCTATTGTTTCTAATTCAAATACAAGAAAATTTTCGGTATTTGTTGCTTCTGAATACTTTTCCATACATTTAAAAATGTAATCCTTAAGTCTAAAGTTATATAATTCCATAATAAACTTATCTATTGACATAGAATCATCATTCCACTCAATAGATTCATACATTTCTTCGAATTGAACATAAGCCGAATCGGTGTCAATATAAACAACAGATGGTCTTACTAGTTTATTCTTAATAGAAATATTAAAATGAGAATGCACTTGCTTATCTTTAAGCCAAAATTCATGAAAATACTTATTAAGAATTTTTTCTGAGTATAAAATGGCGGATTGACCCTGTAGTGTAATAGATTCAGCAATGTCTATGTTAAAAAAGTGAAACCATTTATTTCCAAATGCACCATATATTGAGTTAAGCATTACCTTAACTGCCTGTTCGTATGCTGTATATTTAGCTGACATCATTGAATAATGTTCAACCAATATTTTGATCTCACTCTGTGTCAGATCTTCTTCCGGTTTTAGTATTAATTCATCTATTGTCATATCTATTCAGCTGTTTGGCAGGTTGCAATTGTTAAAAGAGTTTCTGAATCCTTTGATCTTAAAACAACACGGTTTTCTAATACATTTGCAGTATAATCTTCTTTATCTAATAGATTTAAATATTTTTTAAATAGGGTAACATCCTTTTGTGGAGATCCTTTAAATTCCTCTGTTACTAAATAATTATAATTCTTACCTTTCATTCTAACACCTGCCTTACTTGTAGTAATTGTAAAGGTTTCTTCTTTGTCTAATCCAAACAGTGAACGAACCTTTGATGTTGCCGTGTAATCCATGTCGAATATATATTTAGCATCATCTACGTTAAAGATTGATGCAATCTGTGAATCAGTTAGATCTTTATATCCAAGGGATGGTTCTGAACATGATAATGTTATTTCTAATTCATTATTAAAAATACGAAATTCAGTTGCTACAAAATCTTCTTCATTTTCAACAAATTCTATTTCTGCCTGTATGTTGCCGAATTCAAATTGCTTAAATGCATCAGTTAATCTATTTGCATCAAAAAATGCAATTTTTAATTCCTTAGTATTGTTAACCTTGTCAATTGCATCTTCTTCTAATTGAAAGACTTGACCGATAGGTAACCTGTGATGCTTTACCGCATCTCTTTGTGGTAAATAAGCCGAAGCCTGAATTACTCCGTCTTTAATTTTAAAATAAATAAAGGTATCAATAACCTTTAACCTATTAACAAAACCAATAAAATTGTTTTGATCTACTTTTTCAATGCTAATTTTCATGTTGTCTATTTATAAATAATATTATTTAAGTATTATAAACATAATTAGCGTTTTGTTTCACATAAAAAAACCTGCTATTTCTAGCAGGTTAAAACTCTTTCGAGTCGGTCCCTTGATACTATCACAGGGAAAGGAATTATTTTTAGTAAAATCTTTATCAACTAAATTAGTTTCACTATGATACTGAAATTATTTTAAATACTACTACAAAATTACTATCTTTAGGCCATGACCTGTAATCATCATATGAGTTTACAATTTCAATTTCAATATTTTTAGATCGCAGACTACTTTGTAATATTTTTGCGACAGATTCTGGCGAACTTCCATGTCGATAGAAATACCCTCGACGACCTTCGATTGTACCGTTCTTTTTAAATGTTAGTTTGTCGATTCCTGTTACAACTTCTTCAAAAGCAGACTTTAATGCTTTTTTTTCAGCCGGTGAAGTGATTTTATCCACAGAAACATCGCCAGCCTCATTTATTTTAGTAGTTGATGTGAATTGTTCAAATAATTTAATTTATTTCATAATTGTTTTCTGTTTTCTTTATATATCATATGTATATATGTAAAAAAGCAGGGAGTAGCGAATTCCCTGCTTTACTTTCCGTGAACTAACCCGGTCCTAAAATGCAACTATATTTCAAGCTGCCTTTTCTTTACGCTTCACAACTCGCACAGTCTAAAATATCTCTAGCAAATGATTGAGCTGAACCTTGACTAAATTGGTAGTAAAGTGTTTTGATTCCCTCTTCATGCGCATATAAATACAATTTATTAATGTCCTTTGCTGGAACGCTAGGATGAATCATTAAATTTAATGATTGTGACTGATCTATAAATTTTTGTCTCTGAGCTGCTTGTAAAACTATTTCCTTTGGTGTAATTTCAACAAAAGATTTAAAAACTTCTTTTGTTGGAAAATCTAAGTGCTGAACACTTCCATCTCTTTTGAGAATTCCTTCCCATACTTCAGGAGTATTTAAGTTATACTTGGTTAATTCATCAGTAAGAAATGGATTTTTGTATATTGTTTTTGACTTTGCTAAATCTTTAATAAAATAATTAGATTTAATAGGTTCTATTCCCATTGAAACTTGACCTAAAATAAATGAACTACTCTTTGTTGGTGCAATCGCAACTAATGTTGTATTTGCATATCCATCTCTTAGTGATCGATAACCTTTTTCATCATGTAACCATCGGGATGCCGCATCACTTCTTTCCTTTAAAGTTGAAAATATATCATGGTTTAATGCCTTTGATTGTAAAGAGTCAAATGTTATTAATTTTGACTGGAATAGTGAATGATAGCCAAGAACCCCTAGACCTAATGCTCTATGTTGTTCGGCAAATCGATGTGCCCTTGACATACCTGGCATTTTAAATGACTTCTTAATAAATTCATCCATAACTGCATTTAAGAACAATACATATGTTTCGATAGCATCTGTTTTTTTAATATCATCCCAATGTAAAAGATTAATAGAACCTAAACAACATACAAACGAATTAAAAGAATCCGTTGGAAGCTGAATCTCGCTACAGTTATGCACTAGTATATCGTCAGCATAAAAATTATGATTGTCCTCTACTGTGATATCGAAAACTGGAATTTCTTCTTCCAGATATTGTATTTTTAACATATTGTTATATTTTTGTTTTTAATTTCTTTTCTTGTTTTTAGATTATTATTGTAATATACATTAAGAACTAATCCGGTTTTCTCAGATGCTAATCTATGTAATTCTTTACTACCTAATCCATTAAATCTAAATGAGCTAAATGATTTTGGTAATTTTTCATACTTTTTAATTTTTCTATAGTGATTCGCAACCATTCTATATGGGAATAAAAATCCTAATCCCATTTCAACTGAAAATTCAGATACAATATTAACAAGCTCATCATCAGAAAATCCACTAAATCTTGGATTATTGTCACCTTTAGCGTCACCGATATTTGCAGTGTATTCGTCATAATTATCTTTATATTCATTAACTGTTATGTATTTCTTAACACCTGTTGTTTTACATGTTACTGATATATTACCAGTGGAATGATGTCTCCATTTTCCAGATAGAACGTTTGGATGATTTACATCAACAGAACCTATCATTTCAAGCGTTTCAGAATCTATGACAGGCATTGTACCCTTCCTTGCTTCAGATATGTTCTTTACACCCACAGGGCTATGCCATGTGTTTTGCTTTCTAAACATTGATACGTTCTGTTTGAATGATGCGACTAACTTATTCTTTAATTTAGAACTCAGTACACTAGATACTTTTTTCTTATAAACATATCCATTAACCATTAATCTAATTGCTAAAAAATCGTTTCTATTATTATAAGCTTTAAATCTTAATAAATGTGCCATATAATGTTCCTCAGGTAACATAACAACTAAATTAGATTCTAAATCTTTACCTCCATCGTGTCTAGGTACTATATGATGCTTTTCAGTATAAATATAGTCTACACTAAGTCTTTCGTCGTTGGCATTCCTATTGCTTAATCGATCTTTAACATCAGTTGTTTTGCATAATTCACATAAGTTGTTGTATATTCGTTCATAGTTCATAAGATAAAGTTATTTTTATTATATATCTAAATAATTTTACAACTTTATCTCAGAACATAAAACTTTAAGAATTAATAACTAATACATCTTCTTCTTTTAGATTTTTTGCCATAACATATCCTCTATTCGAAGTATATACTTTATGATCAGGTGTACATGTTATTGATTTTCCAGTAGCTTCATCTGTTATTTTTATAACTTTAGCTTTTTTGGAAGTCATTGCACTATCTAATACTTTCTTGTATTCAATCTCAGAAGTTTCTATATTAAATGATTTAACTTCAAGCGTTGTATATAGATTATGTTGAAATAAACAATCTAACATTATGATAGGCATTGTCTTCTCAACACCGTCAACTCTTACTTTAACATCGGTCCAAGGCGCAACACATAAATTTGATGCAGTAATGTCAAGGCCTAATTCCTTATAAGGGGAATTGTTATTACTATTATCCTTAAACATAATGTAAGGAAAACCAAACTCATTACGTCGTTGAATAATCTTTGCCCATATTTTACGTTTTTGAGTATCTCCTTCTTTCATTTCTGATATCCAATTATCAGTTACGGTGACTCCGTATTGTAAATTTTGAATAGGATTTCCATCAGTTCCAATGTCTAAAAATTCTAAGATATCTTTATGTTCTACTGGCAACCATACTGCACATGCACCTCTTCTTGCCTCTGATTGTTTACATACATCAACGGTTGTATCATACATTCTGGCATAATGCACAGGTCCGTCTGCTGTTCCTCCTGTGGAAATAGTAGCTCCTCTTTCTCTGATGTTTCCTAAAAAAGCTGAAGTTCCTCCTCCGTATTTTGACATCATTCCTATTTCTCTACTTGCATTTAATATACTATCTAAGTTATCATCTACATTACTTCCATAGCAGCTAACAGGAAGACCTTTGTCTTTTCCGAAATTAATCCAAACAGGTGTTGATAAACTATAAAAACCTAAGTTCATATACTCCTCAAACTTCTTTGCAAATCCATCAATTTTTAGTATCTTTTCTGCGTTATTAGATACATCCTTAATTCGCTGTTCAGGAGATTCTTTAATATATCCTCGAGAGAGGAATGTTCGACTATCTTCATTAAGCCAATAATTCTTTTCGTAATTCATGTTGTTTTGTTTTTTTCTAGAATTTTATGTGATTTGTGTTCTTTTTGTATTTTACCAGTAGTTGGACATGGTAATTTAAAATAATTAAATGTCCAACCATTCCATTTACCTGCATTTTTTTTTGGTTTTGTGTAACATACTCCTTTATTTCTATTTCTAACTAAAAACGATTGAGATATATTTAACTCCTCTATAATAGACTCTTGACTTTCATATTTTGTAATATTTCCATCTGGACTAATTACTTCATAAAATCCTTTAATCCATCCATAATTCCCATTGTTCTCTCCTGCATTATTATATTTTAACGCGAATTCAACATGAGTTAATGTTGCATTAATTTCCTTTATAGTTTTAGAACGTTTTGCTTGGATTCCTGGATCTTTTGCCATTTCCCGTAGATGATTAGTAACTCCATTTTTCCATTTTTCCATTGCTGCATCAGAAATTACATGGCCATTGTATTTTTCCTTTTTTGTTTTAATCATTTGTTTAACTTTCTCGGGGTTTTTCATTGGATTTTTATCACCGTCCCATAGTCTAAATCCTTTACCACCATTTCGGTTAGCCTCGACTGCTAATTTAACTCTTAGTCTTTGGGCTTCTTCTGTTTGAAGATTTCTAAGAGAATACATTAATTTATCTCCTTCACATCCGTAAATTCTCCATAATAAATAATGGGCGAGTATGTGTTCCCTGAAGGTTAAAAGTACTAAATTATCTTCTAAATTATCACCACCCATGTGTTTTGGAATAATATGATGATTTTCATAGTATATTTCAGTACTTCTAATTCTATTTTCTAGTATTGCTTTATCTATTAAGTTCTTATAAATGACTTTCCAATTCATGTGATTGCTATATTTTTATAGTTTATATATCTCAATCACATGACTTTTTTTATCAAAAAAGAACATTAATTAGAACAAATCATCTTCAGTAATTGACTTTGATTTCTTAAAATAATCGATACTTTTTTTGTAAAAGAAGTCTCCCTCCTTTGTTGATAGAATTTCAATGTCAAACCATAATGTTTTTTCTATTTCATTAAAATCTACATCAAATACCGGCTTCATTCCGATTCTACCTAATGAATTGTTAAATCTGTTTTGAATAAATTGTTTAATTGTATCTTTAGATAAAAAATCTAATTCTCCTTTTTCAAAAATCCAATCAAGTATTTTAACCTCAGATGCATAAGCCTTTTTACATGCTGAATCTATTAGTTCTTCGAATTCTGCGTCAAACCATTCTGGATTTTCTTTTTTAATAATGTTAATTAGTTCTGAGCCGAAATTTCCATGAATTTCTTCTTCCTTACTTGTCGCTTCAACTACATTTGAAATACCTTTAAAAAGGTTTTTTTCTTTGTTAAACGACATCATGATTAAAAATTGACTAAATAAACTAACATGCTCAATGAATAGTGAAAATAAAAGTACAGATTTAGTATACATTTTATTATCTTTACTTCTGGTACCATCTAGGTATTTTGATAGATATGCGATTCTATCTTTAATTGCTGGAATTTCAACTACATTTTTAAATTCCTCTTCTAATCCTAAAATTCTAAGTAATTGTGCATATGCATCTTTATGCCTTACTTCTGATTCCGCAAACGTCATTCCTACATCTCCGATTTCGGTAATTGGCATTCTTTTGTAAAGGTCAGCCCAAAATGTTTTTACATTTACTTCAATTTGCGCTATTGCCAACATTGACCTTTTTATAACTTCTCTTTCCTCTTCTGTTATTTTACTCTTAAAATCATCAATGTCTGTTGTGAAATTAAATTCAGTGTGAATCCAGTATGAGTGTCTAATTGCATCTTTATATGCAAGTAACATTGGATATTCGTAAGGTAAAATATTTACTCTTTTTTCAAAGATATTATTGTTCATATTAATTTTTTATTTTGTTTAGTTTTTAATGTTTAGTTTTTAATGTTTAGTTTTTAATGTTTAGTTTTTAATGTTTAGTTTTTAATGTTTAGTTTTTAATGTTTAGTTTTTAATGTTTAGTTTTTAATGTTTAGTTTTTAATGTTTAGTTATTTAAGTCTTTTCTTTAATTTATCTGCGAGTGTAAAATATGTATATGATGTTTTTTTGTAATCCTTGCGTTGATTATATAGATCACTTAATATTTTTCTAAGAATAGAGTCTTCTGTTTTATAAACAACTCCATTGTCGCATACAATAACACTTCTATCCTTTCTTCTTTCTTCTATTTCACTCTTGTAAATTTTTTCAATATACGCATCCGGTGAAATATTAAACTGACGCATTATTGAAGGATATAGCGAAGCAAAATCGAATGCACTTACTCCTTCATAATATCCTAGCGTAGGTTCCTTAACATAAGCTCCTGCATACTGAGTATCTTTACTGCTATCTGTTTTTTCTTCACTACCAATTCGCATTCCTTGTTCTGCTAGTTTTCTAGCCATAATTGCTTCAGTAACTGCCACTGGAGAACTTGCCTTATACAATGGCATATTTGTGATATTTGCAAGAGTTAAAAGAACTTCCATTGACTTTAGCTTTTGATCAATATAGTACACTAAAACTGAATCGACTACATTATAATATATGTATTTAACAAAGTTGTCACGGTACAGGTCTTGCAATGATCCTGTGAACTTGATTTTATTAACATTAAGGACTTGACTAGAAACATAATCAAGGGAGTTGGATTCCTTTACTTTTACACTTCTATCATACTTGTCATATAATTGCATATAATCTAAAATTCCAAGGTGTAAAGGTCTTGAATCTCTGTTATCTACTGATTTTGTCCTTCCAATATCTTTAATATCTATCTGTAATCTTTTACATCTGTTTGTAATATATTGCCAGTCATAATTAATAAAATTCCAACCCGTCATCATCGGAAATTTAGGTAAAAACTTAAACAGGAATGTATATACCATATCATATTCAGAATTAAACTTATGATATTTAAATTCCCAATCCATGTCAAAATCCTTAAAATACTCATTAGTATCATCTTGAATCTTTTGAATTTTATCAGATGCCATGTCTTCTAATCCAAGAACTATTGCCTTGCGGTCAGGTGTGATTATTGAAAATGATAATATTCTACTTTTAGCCTCTTCTGCCTTTGGAAAACCATCAACTATCTCAGTTTCAATATCTACAAAATATGTTTTTGGCATATTATATGCAGTAAGATCTGCCTTATCTTTTTCAGATAGACTATCTAGAAAATAAAGAATGGAAAACTTATTATATTGTCTTCCATTTCCAAGTTTAACAGATCTACCATCCCAATTTTTAAATTGAGTACTGGCTGCTTTATCTTTGTCCTCGCATACATACCAATTCTGAAAATTACTTACGGGATATTGTTTAAACGCTACTTCTCCTTCTGTATTATAATACGAAATAATAACGTCTTTATCCCTTTGCTCAATGTCAAGAATCATCTATTTAATTTTAGTAAGTTATTATTGTGGATTTTATATATCTATTTATTTAGACTATTTTGTTCTTTAATAGCCATCTTTTTGTCGTTGTACATTTTCTGCTGCTTTAGCAAAATAGTAGTTAAAAGTGGTCTTTGCATCTAATCCAATTGAGGACGCATAGTTAAACATAAAGTGAATTATATCTACAAATTCCATGTACAATTCCTTTTTATCTCCTTCAGATAAATCTGAAACTTTCATAGTTTCATACTTACCAAAATCTTTTTTCCAGTACTTCCATACTGCATTACCACTACCGTCTTTAATACCTCCGAGTGCATCTGTCATTTCATGAACTTCGTCAATAAGCGCATGTGTGTTAACGTGCCAAAAATCCATTACATCTCTAATAGACATGTCTTCAAAATTAAAACCATAAGTTTGCTCTTGCATTTTCTTTTGGTTTTCCATAATGTCAGCCAAGTGCGTTGTTGAATTTGAGTAGAAGTCATTTACTTCTAAATCTTTACATTCATTGTCAATATTTGCCATAATTAATTTTTTATATGTTTATAGTAGTTTTATTAAAATACGACTGTTTGTTTCACATAAAAAAACCCAGTATTACAGGGTTTTTAATTTAATTTAATTTTAAAATAAAAAGCTTTGCTTAAGAATAGGAGGAGCGTAATTTTGTTTATTTTGTGTTAGACAATTACTTCCAACTTCGCTTACAACCAAATGTATCCTATTGTCAAAGTCTTCTTTGCTCCACATGTATGATAATATAGTGCTTGACTGGGTTTGTGCATATTCTTCTAATTGAATATCACTCAACTCTTCTATGTTCTTCTGAGGTAATCCAAGTGCCTCTAAATCCTTCGGTGAGGACAGTAAGATTGATTGTTGAATTGCAGCATAAATCCATCTTATGCGAAACCATCCTGAACCTGCATGTGGATATTCAGGACAAAGAATTCCCCAATACTTTCCACAAGTTTCAAATACATCAGTTTCAGTATCAAGTAAATGTGCTGTTTTAATACTCTTTGCTCCAAAATAATCTACTGGCCATTTTAATTTATTTCGGCGAACCCATGGACTATGATCGACAATAGAAGCTAACATATGCTTTCTTTCCTTTACTTGAAGCGGCGTGTTAATACTTATATTCCAATTATCAAGGACATATGGTGTTAAATCTAAGTTATAGATATTTTTTGCTTTAATAATATCTCTGATCTTTTCTTTATCACCCCAATCAAATGCTGGAATTAATGCATTTTCAAATTTACCATCAACAATATCTCTAATAACTTCAACTGCTTCGATTGGATTAAACAATGGATTATCTACTCCTCCATAAAAATATCTACCATCACTCCATTTCTTTGATATAGATTTATCAAAGACTGCTTGATCTAGCATTTTTTCCCAAGATTTCATAGTTCCGTCTATTTTCCAATCCTCATGAAATACTATGACATTTTTTACAGTCTTAAGAGCATACATCACGTTAAAGATTTCTCCTGAATAGTTGTTTGAGCCAAATTGACCTATTCCAATAATAGCTAAGCCATATTCAGAAAGATCATCACCCCATTTCACCTTACGTCTATCTACTAAATATCCTTGTTTCCTTAGAGAGTTACATATAATAGAACTGTCATCAATTCTTTTTACCCTTGCTCTTTTCCATGCATTATCGTCGGTTTGCTTTGCAGTACATCCTGTGAATAGTATTTTCATATTAATCTTCTTTTTCATTAATATAATTATCTAATCCTTGAATGTATGCAACTGCATCTAATAAATTATCACGCTTGTGATTGTATGATTCTCTTGAAAATTTCAGAGCGACTAATGCCTTAAACATATGTTCACCTGTTACTTCAATACCTGTCATGCCTTGAAAAATCAAGGCAGCCCTATCCATTCCTTCTGAAAATGGACCGTAGTTTCTGTCTGCTTCTTCTGAGCGATTATTTACTATACCGCTTGCTTCATCTAATATATTCATAAAATTATTATGTTTAAATGTTATACTTTAATTTTGTTTTTTGTTTAATATTATATTCTATAAGTATTTAATGCCTTTTCTAAGTATGCATTTTTTAAATTATCGAAACAACTGATTCCATTGGTGTATTGCCACCCTCCTACTTCATATTTATTCCAAATATATGTATTAAGCATATCGATTTGGCATTCACATTCTTCAACAAATATTTGATGTGCGATAGTACATGTTAACTCGTTTAACGCATTTAAAGTAATTTGAATTGCTGTTTCTCTATTCATAATATTTAAGTTTTGTATTAATTTCTATATGTAAATATAATCAAAAAAATAGACATAAAAAAACCCTGAATAAAAAGTTATTAACAGTTTTCAGGGTTTATTTTAATAGTACGGGATGGCTTTTCGTATTTTTTCTTCTTCGGCAAGAATATCCCTCTTTATAGTCTTCGTTAATCGAAATATAAGTCTACTAGATTCAACATATTTTCGAATACTTAATTAGAGAAGTATGACCTTGTACCATTTTTTATAGTGGTCGGCCTTTAAAGATTTCCACGTGTTAATTAAGTTAATAATTAACCATCATATCTGTTGTGTTTATTGTTTGCTGTAGCCATCCACCAGATTCCTGTCCATTTGCTTAATAGTTTTGCTTTTTTATTGTTTGCTGTATGGAATCTTATTTTTTTATTTATTTTATTTGTTCATATCTTTCTTTCATTATAGTTTTGTCCATTATTTGATATGGTGATTCGATTTTTCCGCCTAATATACTTGTCATTATAGCTGGAGAGAATCCAGATATAAGTGCAGTTCCATCTTCTTTAAATGAAACTGGAATTCCTCCATTCCTTGATTGAATATTCCAATATACTATTTGTGGCATATCATATCCAGCGTCATTATACGTCTTACTGATCAGTTCATTTACACTAGGATTCCATCCTTTTTCATTTTGCCTCCATGAATTTACAGCTTGATCAAATTCCATATCAGATAATATTAATATCTTAGATGGCATTTCTTCTTTTTCTAATTTATTTTCAACAGAATGTTTTAAAATCATCTTAAATGTCGCTTGAATATCAGTTGACATTCCCCACTTTGATGAATTCATTTGAGAATATCTATCATACAGTGATCCTTTTAGCACCTGAATCGTAGGGTTAGATGAAAATGTAATAAATGCATCCTTAAAGGAACCTTCATTTCTTTCTGAAATATAAAGTCCTAATGATATTGCAACATCCATACATGATACATTCTTGCTTCCTCCCGCAGGAACACTCATAGAACCTGATACGTCTACTATTGGTAGTATATTTTCAGTAGTACCTTCCATATAATTTGGTAACGCCTTCCATTGTTCATTAGCTACTATTGAATTACCATGTTGCAATGTCTTTGTTATGTCATAAGGGTATACCGCTCCCGCATTAATTTTAGATTCTCCTTTTGTTAAGGATTCAATATATGCTGAATAAGTTTCATATGCATTTTTTCCAAATGCCTTTTGATATCTTGCGCTTGCAACTGAAGGTAATTTGCCAAAACATATAGAATCCCAATCGTTAGCACACATTTGTGTTTCAACTACATTTGTTAAATTAACTAGTAGTTTTCGATATTGTCTTGGCGTTAAATTTAAAAATGACTTAATCCTAGCTGCATTGACTCCTTTCCTAGGCATCCATTTTGCGCATAGTGAATTATTAGAATCAAGTGCATCTTTAATCAATAATAACACATCTTTCTCTAAATAAGTTCCGAACAATTGTAATAAATCATCCCATCTACCGTACTCTGGAATAAATTTTAGGTTGGGTTTAAGCGAAAGATCATGATCAGCTGTGAGGTATACTAGAATGTCCTTAAATATTTGACGTTCTCCTGCACCTCCTCTGATATCTCTTGCCCAAAATAATATTTTCATAGCTCGCATTGGATCCTCGATATATGCCTTTGAAAACAAAGAAATTAATCTGGATTTATCTTGACCTCGCATTGCACCTATATTAAAAAATAAGTCTACACACGCATTCAGTGATGTTGAATTAGTTGGCATCCCGTTTTCTGTAAAAGTATCTTTAGTTCTTAAAGCGTCTATGAAATTCATTTTGTTTACTTTTAAATTCTTATGTTATACTCTCTTTAGTTATTTTGTTTCAAAATAATTATTTTTTTTAAATTTATTTTAAACCAAAATAAAGAGGCAATAGATTCTAGATCATTGTCTTCTACATTATCCTCTAGGCTTGTTATTATAATAAAATAATCAATTAACGTCTTAGATTCATTCAGTTGTTCTAGGGTGGTGCAATTGTTAATACTGGATTCTATTTTCAATAGGTGTAATTTTGACCATTGTAAAAAATTATTACGGCGGAACGTATATTGCATACTTATACTTGTTAAATATTAAAGCTCTGTATATTATACAGAGCCTTTTTAAAAAGTTTCAATTCCTTTCTAGAGATTAAATTTACTTTTCTTTTTTCATCCAACCGTAACCATTGATAGAACCATCATTTCTAAGTTCTTGATAGCGAGTTCCTATGTCGAATAAGGTTCCAAAATGATGTCCTTTGTCATTAAAAAAATAAATATTGTCTCCATCTTCTTGGAAATCATATCGGTCTTTCATGTCTCTTAATAGATTTGTTTTTAATCCAACTAAGATTTTAGTTTTAGTATTTGAATAATTAATTATCTTCTAATTGCTTTCGTATAAATAGTTTGATTCTTTAGAACCAATTTCTACTTTTGTTTTATACCTTAACTTATTATATATGTTATTAGAAAGAACATAATTGTTCATGAATCTTTTTAAACTGTTAACGCTATTAAAAAATACTCCACCGAACTCGATATCATACCCATTATAATACAAAGAATACTTCGCACCTTTAGGTGATTCTCTTTGTTTTTTAAAAATAATATTGTCGTTTCCTGTTAATTCATCTGGGAATTTTTCGGTGCTTTCATATACGAATTGTTCAAATGTTTTAAACTTCTTTAAAAACTCTTTACGTTTCTTTTTATTTTCTTCGTCAGCATCACCCTCTCCTGATAAAGTATCGCCAGATCCATTAGATGTTTCAGTAGGAAGTAGAAGAGGTCCCATACCTCCAATATTTGATAGTTCTATATTTTCATTTAATTTTTTCACTTTTATTCTAATCCAAGTTCTTGTTCAAGATCTTCCCAGTTAAATTCTGAAATAACCTCATCTGCTGTCATTGAATCGCCTGCCCAATCAATTATATAATCAAACATTTCGTCTGCTGTATAATCATCCTCATCTAAGTCTGATTTTTTGCTATCGAATTTTTTCTCATATGCATCGTAGATTTCTTCTGCAACTTCTTCTGCAAATTGTTTTAATTTTTTAATATCGGATTTACTAAATTTTTCATTAATAAATTGTTCGAATAATTTAATGTGTTTCATAATTGTTTTATTTGTTTTCATGTTTTCTTAGAACTTTCTTATAAATTATCGTTAACTTCTGAAGATTCATTTGTTTTATCATCTAAAACTCTTTTGAAAGTTTTTGCATCTGTAACTTCTTCATTGTATAATTTAATGGTTTCTTTCTCTAAATTAATGTATATTTCTGCACCCTGCCATTTCATATCTAGAACGATTGTGTTGTAATTTTTACCAATAGCAGTTCCACCTGAAATTCTCTTACCAGCCTTTTCTGCCCACGTAGCTACACTCTTAACTATTTTTGTAGCATAGAACCATTTTCTTTTGCAAATTTCAATATGTTCGATGGTACATGTGCAGCTTCGTTGACTTCTGAAGATTCATTAACCTCTAGAGATTCGTTTAAAGATTTTTCAAAATCTGAAAATGATTCATAAATAAAATTTGTTTTCATATTTGTTTTCATGTTTTCTTTTAAATCAATTGACCATGCATATTCAACATAAGAGATTGCGTCATTTTCTTTAACTTCCCAGTTTTTAGCGGCATTTTTTACAATATCCCTTGTTATTTTTGAATTTGGATATTTAGATATTTCTCTGTCAAAACCGCCTGGAACCCATATTTCTGGATTTTTTGTTGTCTTTTCAGTTAGTATACCCTTGAGTATACTGCTTCCTGTTTTTGATAGTGTAATTCCATCCTCCGAAACATTAAAATAATGTGAATTTCTTTTCATCCATCTAGTAGAGTCAGATGTCATTTCCTTTAATATCGTATCGAATTCTTCTTGTGTAATTTGCCCGTCCTTTAACGCTTCTATTACTTTGTTTCTGATTCTAGCATGATGACCTACTGTGACTGCTGGATTGGCATCTGTATATTGTCTTTTTATTGTTATTTTTTTTTCAGAAACTATAGCAGATTCTTCAATTGCACTATCATATATTGACTGAAGCCAATCTTCTAGATCGGTATTATCTCCCTTTGCAAATTGAGGATATTCTTTTTTTGCCTGCTTTACAAAATCTTTAAAATTCTTAGAATCCTTTGCAATTAAATCTAAATCTGACATTGATTCATATATCTCTAAAGATTCATCTACACCTAATCCTAGTTTTTCTATTGTTGATTTAATAAAAAATACAGCATCAGCCTCTGAATAGCCATATTCCTTTGCGGTTTTAGTGACGAAGGCCGCAACTTTTTTTTCTCCAGCGGAAACTGCCTCATTTAAAAAATGATTAAAATTTGTTTTTATTAATCCCATTCTCTTTGATCCTTTAGCCTCACTTAGTGATTCTTCAATTGCACTATCATATATTGACTGAAGCCAATCTTCTAGATCGGTATTATCTCCCTTTGCAAATTGAGGATATTCTTTTTTTGCCTGCTTTACAAAATCTTTAAAATTCTTAGAATCCTTTGCAATTAAATCTAAATCTGACATTGATTCATATATCTCTAAAGATTCATCTACACCTAATCCTAGTTTTTCTATTGTTGATTTAATAAAAAATACAGCATCAGCCTCTGAATAGCCATATTCCTTTGCGGTTTTAGTGACGAAGGCCGCAACTTTTTTTTCTCCAGCGGAAACTGCCTCATTTAAAAAATGATTAAAATTTGTTTTTATTAATCCCATTACTTATTTTATTTTATTTTATTTATATATCATTCTTAATAAATTGTTCAAATGTCATTGTCTCTTTTAAATTATTTTCTGCGACAATTCCCATTGAATCTTCTAATTTAGATTTAAGCTCAAAATACATTGAATGGATAGATTTTGGAGTCATATTCTTAAATACAGTGTCGTTGCCTTCGATCATTGCGTTTCTTACTGCAGTGGCTGAAATATCGTCATCATTTCTTGGTATTTCAAAGAGTCTGAAATCAGGTCTTGCATTTAATTGATCTCTATATAAATCATTATTGACTTGATAACCATAACTTATCATTCTATCACTGCCAGTTCCCCATAATACAGGTTCATATTTTGGTCTCATTTCATTAAACATTACATCAATGCCTCCAGTTGGAACAACATAAATTTCCTTTAGAAAAGGATATTGTTTTTTAACGTTTTTAAACATTTCGATTTGAGTTTTCTCATCATATGGTCTACTAAATTCATCACCCTTTTTCTTTGACTTTGCTTTAACTAAAAATACAACAACTGGATATCCGTTTTCTTTGTGTATTTTTTCTAATACCTTTGCGTGTCCTAATGTGAATGGCTGAAATCTACCTACAAACATATTTACTGGTTGTTTTCCTTGCTCATTGTATTTTACATTGAGGGCTTCATTTAAATCAACAGAAGATCTAATTCTATTATTTAATGTAAAGTTTTGATAATCGTAAATTGAGTTTTCATCTGTTTTTTCTGCAAATACTTTTTCTGATATTTTATCAATTATAGTATTCATTCCGTTCATTGTATCAATGTCGATTAAATCCGATGGTTTGTTTCTTTTTTTCCTAAATGAACTTAAAATTATTTTAAATAATTCTGCTAGAATTTCATTTGAAGCAAATCTTAATGTCTTTTCATTTTTAATATATTTAGTATTTAATTTAAATGAATTGGCTGATGCAAATTCCGCGCTTTCAAAATTAACTCCAATATATTTTGCTGCGTTTTTACCTATATAATCATTAAATATGACTGACATTATTGTGATGTATCTATAATCTGCGTTTTCTTCTTCTAGCTGAATGGTATCTAAATCATATTGTGTTAAAAATTCTAAAAAATCTGTAACTGCAATTTGATATGTATGGCTTGATTCCTTGTTATCTTCAATATCGTATGTCCTGTTAAAGTCTTCTATTTTAAAGGAACTCATAGTTCTACCATCAATGAAATTAAGAATAAGGCCATCAATTTCAGACTCTAAATCAGAATTTAGAGCAGAAGCACTAATACTTGGATTAAATATCTTAAAAATGGTGGATGTAAAACTTGTTTTATCATTAGTTTCGCTTGAGTAATCAAATTTATCAGAAAAATCTTTATTATTCATTGTTAATATTGAAAGCAATTCATTCCTTTGTTGTTGTGATAAATATCCGTCAAAAATAACATTAGATGATTGTACTTGTAATTTATTAGACCATTTATTTAATATTTCAGGATCGTTAATTGTTTTTTTAACCTTTCCGTTTTCACCTATTTGTTGAATATGATTTAATATTAAGCTGTTAGTAGGCGTGTTTTGATATTTAATTTTAGATGCATCTACTTCTGGTAAATATTCAAAACCAAATCTCCAATCAGTTGGCATTTCTTTTTTAATATTGGTAGGTAAACTCTGTATGTAATTAATAGCAACCTCATACAGGGATATTATTGTTCTATCAACTAATGTTAATTTATCAGAATTAGAAGACTTAAAATATTCAAATCCATCTAATTTACGCCTAACAAGAAACGTAGGAGAAGATATCTTTTCAGTGACAATCACCCTATTTTTTAACATGTCAATAAATTCTTCTCTATTGGTATCATTAAAATAATCTCTTAGTTTTTGTAAAGCCATTGTCTTCTTTATTTTATAATTCTGTAATTTATTGTTTTGATTTTATCTTCCATATTTTATAATTCCCAGTAGACTATTAATTGCAGCGAATGTTCCAGTAAGCTTATACATCTTTCCTTTATATGAAAATACAACACCTTCTGTTGGAATAATCGATTCGATTCCTCCAATTCGTTGTAATCTTTCTAATTCACTTGCAACTTTTTCGATTTGAGAAAGGTCTCCATTTAATTTAATTTTATCTGCAGAAGTTCTAATTTCAGTATGCAGTCTTTGCATTTCCTTGTCAGGGGAAGCTGCTACAAAATTACTAGCATTCTTTAAAATAACACTACCTAATTCAAGAAATAAATCTTCGAATGGTCTAATATTTTCTTTAAATTTAGACTTAAAGTCTTCTTTATCAAATTTCTTAATTGCAGTACTTTGATCCTTTGTTAATACTTTGTCAAGAGATCTTAAATTAAGTGTTTTTTTATCATCATATGCCCATCTTAATAATAATCCTTCTTTAACATCCTGTGGATATTCACTAAACAGATTTTCAATTTGTTCTCTCCACCACATTTCATGATATCTAGCAACCTCATCTGCATCTGTTAAATTATATCTGTCCTTTAACACATTTAATTTACCTAAAAATTTAGATCTATTTGCTTCAAAATCAACATCCTTTTGTAATTTAATAATTTGAGGAGGAATAATAGTAAAGACTTTACCCACATTGGCATTTAGTGATTTAAGAACACCTGCAATACCCTTGGCGGCACTATTATCATCTCCTATTATGTTTCCATCTCCGTCTGTTTTTTTAACACCATGAAACTGTATTACATCCACATCATAATGAATTACATTTGGATTTTGTGAATATATTAACTCCATGTTCATGAAATTAAGGCCATTTTGAAACGTTTCATCCTGTATTTTGCTTGGTAATTTAATTAATAATGTAGCTAAATCGGATGCTGCAAATTGAAAGGTATCTTGAACTAATTTACTAGGATGTCCTTCAAATTTGTTTTGAAATTCTCCAAGTGACATTGGATTTTTAAGTTCTGTCTTATTTCTTGCAAATTTAACTTCTCCTGATTGTATTGTTGCAAATACATTTTGTCCATCTGTTTTTTCAGTAGGTTCTGATTCAAAGTTTAATTCTCCTTGAAGTCCACCGATAATCATATTTTTAAAATCACCAAATGTTAAATCATTATTATCAAATGGATGACTCATATGTCCTGCAGCTCCTCCTTCTAATAATAAAGATTCATATAGTTTAACTTCATACTTTTCTGTTAAAAACTGATTAAAATTAAGAATTTTTGTTTTCATAGTTTATATACTAAAAATACCTGGTATTAATCTGCCAGGTATTATTTATTTAAATTATTTTTAACCTAGTGAACTTGTTAGCATTCCAACAGCTGCACCATAATCTCCATCTGATTTCTGTAAGATACCATCAATTACTTCTTGTGATTTGTCCTCGTCAAATTCATCTCCAAATGCCTGCTTTAAGAGATTAACAGCGTAATCTTTAAATTCATCGTCAGATTTAATATCGGCCTCATTTACTAGAGATTCGCGAACATTATTTTCCCAATATGTTTTAAGTTTATTAAATTCTGTAAGTCCCATGTTAGAAATCATATATTTCGTAATGTCATTATAGTAATCATCAGCTTCATCTCTATATCCACCTGGGGTATCTATGTAATTATTACCCATAAATTTTTTAATGTCATACTCTCTCATTGCATCTATTTCTTCTAGGAAATCTTCAAAGTCTTTTGTGTTTTTAAAACCTTTGGCCTCATTTACTAGAGATTCATAAACAGTGCCGAGTAAATCTTCTTTTTTGTCAAATTTCTTTGCAGATTTCCTAACATCTTGTAACATTGAAATAATATTATCCAGTGCCTTAATATCTAGATCAGAACCATTGCTTACCACAGAAGTTAGCTGTTGCATACGATTATCTATAACGTACATGTCGTTACTTATTACTTTTTTTGGTAGTCTGTAAAAGGATTCTTTGATAGACTCTTCAACCTTAAATGTTTTACCTTCAAAATCGAATTCATCATCGCCGGCCTCTTTAGCCTTACGTACCGCATCTCCAAATGCGTTACCTTCTTTTAATTTTTTTCCAGGTGGAGTTGGAGGATCTACTTTTTCTAGAGAACCACTCGCAAACATTTTATCTATAATTCCATTACGCTGTACTTCTTCTAATCCTTCTAATGAGGTTAATCCCATCTCGTCAAGAATAGATGCCAATTTATTTACTGTTTCTTGTCTTTTTGTATTGTTTGCTTCTCTTAATTTTACAGTAGATTCCTGTGATTTAACCTCAGAAAAACTCTTAAATGAAGAAATTTTGTTAATGTTAGCCATTGTTTTATGTATTTTTTATTATATTATTGATAAGTTATATATCTCCGTCAAATTCAACACTTTTAACTGTAAATGGGAACTTTTCTTGTGTATAAATAGCCTGTCTTGCCTTTCCGTGTTTATATAAATAGTTATCCCATTCTATAGATCTGATATTATCTACAAAATCTATAATTAAAACCTTTTCCTTTGATTCATGTTGTCTTAATCCTCTTCCTATGGACTGTCTTATAATAACCTCGGATTTAAATGATTCTGTAAAAAATATGTTATGTATTTTTTTTATAGAAATTCCTGTGGAAAATGTTCCGAATGAAGCTACTATTACGATTTCTTCACCAGCCTCCATTTTCTTTTTATACTCTTCTCTTATATCAGACGAAGTTCCACCATCCACATAGAATACTCTTTTATTGCTTTCTTGTCTAAGTTTTTCATAAAGGCGCTGGCCATGCTCAATTCTGTGAAAAAGAACTAAACTATTTCTTGGAACCTTAGCGATAACAGTAGATATAAAGTTAAGTCTGGCATTGCTAGTAATTACAAAATTTTGTTCTAAAGAAAAAACATCTTTATTTTCATATTTATTCTGAGCCAATTCCATAAATGCTGTTCTCTGTTTAGGAGTTGCATAATTCATTTCAATAACCTTTACAATACATTTTGCGATGTAACCTTCCTTTTGTAAAAAGCTAGCTTTAACCTCGGTAATTAAAGGTCCAGTTTGACTCATTAGCGTGAGTCGATCTAATGTGTCTGGTTTAGGAATTGTGCCTGAAAGTCCAAATTTGTAGTTTGCATTTACACATTTAGAAAGAATTTCTTTGATAGATGCACCTTTGGCTTTATGGCAATTTGAAACGTTTAACCCATTTGCAAAATAATTGTGGTTTAAACCGTCTTCTGATTTTATTCTAAGATTATAAACAGTATCGCTATATTCTATTTTTTTAATATTATTAATCTTCATATAAAATGTTTTAGTAATCTTTTTAATTTTAAAAAATAAAAGACTCGTAGATATAATTATTTTATGACATTAACCTTAACATTAACATTAGACACGGGAATGCCTACTTTGGCATTTTCATCTAAGTTTACAGTTACCTTTTTAGATAATTTTATTTTAAAAGTGTCAGACCATGGAATAAATAGATTTCCGTCTGCAACAACTTCGAGCTTAATATTTCCAGTATCTCCTTCATTAAGAATTCCTAGTTTTTTTATAGGAACAATACATTTGTTATTTACAATATTTCCTGGAAATACAAGAGACCATTCTGTTGTCTCAATAATAATTCTAGTGTAAGCTTCTTCAATGGATGCACCTTCGATTGATATATCACATATGAATTCCTCATTTATATCTTTATACAGGGTGTAATTTGTGTCATCTTCTATAATTTCAAGAGTTATTTCCTCTGAAATTTTATCTTTTATGTATTCTATTATATCCTCTTCGACAACTATATCATCATGTGTTGCTATATCCTCTTGGACAACTATATCATCATGTACAGATATATCATCATGGGTTGCTATATCATTTTCTTTTTCAATAGTATCATCGATTAGTATTGACTCGTTGTTAGGTAAAATCTGAATAGAATTATCGATTTCATTATTATTCATAAAGTCGATAAAACTAAAAACATCAAGTTTTTTCATGATTTAAATTATTTTTTATTTAATATATATTAATATTAAAATTTGTTATTTTCGTATGTTATTAGAAAAGCCTATATTTATTTTAATTCCTTCCTTTATTCCTTGTTTAATGAATATTTCAAAATCAGATCCTAGAACTTTAATATTTTCATTGATTTCTCTTTTTTCTTGATACTCGATACCTTTAAATTTACAATAAAGTTCTAGAAATCGTTTTGTCTTGGTGTCACCTATATCTTTTTGTAGTCTCTGGCCTGGATTACCATATGCAACATATCCTCCCGATCCGGCTACAATATTGTTAACTTCAATTAAAACAGAAACATCTGACCATTTCTGACCGGATGTTTCATTCCATTTTTTAAGTTCTTTCCATTTAAAATATCGCTTTTGTGGCATAAAAAGTTTTAATTATTAAGTCATATTTATGTAACCGATACCTGCACCAGTGATTGCGCTAATAGCTGTAGTATTAAACTCTAAATTACTATATGCTCCAATATGAGTTCTACCAATTTGGTCTCCGATTGCAGCTGTACCAACCATACTTAATTGTGGTCCTAGTGGTAAACGGAATCTAATTGGGGTTTCAATAGCTCCAATACCTTGTTGTCTGTATGTTACCATAAGTATTTTCGCAGGTAAACCTGTACCAAATGATACCCAATTACCAGCAGTTGGTGTTGTAGATGATAATAACAATGTTTGTATTGATTTCAAATATGTAACAGCTGACGAAGAGGCCGCTAATGCTGCAACCGATACCGTGGATGTAAATATGGCTGCCTTGGCTATTGAACTACTAAACAATGATCCTAGTAGTGTATTATTAGAAACATAACGTGCCATTGCTGGTTCTGAATTTACTATTAATCCTATTGATACTGTATTGTTAATTGCTACATCAAAGTTAGAATTACCCCCAAGTGCTGTAAGTGCTGCTGCATTTGCTGTAAATCCTGTCATAATAATGCTGTTTCCAACTACAATTGAAAACCTAGGACTTGTAGCTAATACTAACATTGCATCTGAATCACTTGCAAATACTTCTGATGCTCCCGCACTTGCATTTACTAGTGTTAAAGCTGATGCTCTACCTATTATTTGGGCAAAGGTTGACATTATTAAAGTTATTCCTGCTAAGTTATAAGTTATTGCAAAAGCATTATTTTCGTAGTAGGGGCTATCTTTAAACTGACTCCAACTTGTAATATTTGCATTTATAGCATTTATTGAAGTTGTTTTATTAGACACAGCTGTCATTGCATTTTCGGAATTAAAAATAATATCTCTTATTCCTACAGTAGAGGTTGCACCAACTAAAATTCCAACTGATATTGAATTAGATGATAATATAGGCATCCCTATAGGGTCATTAATTGCAAGAGTTAAATTAGAATGGGTTGATAACCCTATAACACCCGTGGAATTACCCGCTAAAGCTGTCATTATTACTACATTACTTTTTACAAGTGTAAAGTTTGTACTTGTAGCTATGTTAACCATTGCATCATTGTTATTTGCTAAGGCAGTCATTATAATAGAATTACCTGATACTATTGAAAGATTTTCACTTGCTCCCAATGTTAACATAGCACCACTACTTGAAGCTAAAGCTTCTGATGCTCTTACGCTTGAATTCACTGCTGTTATAGCATCAATGTCATTAATAATATCATCAACATTAGCAAAGGATAACGGGCTAATTTCTTGAACTAAATTTGCAATTATGTTTTTTAAGTTAGCTACAAAAAACGCACTTCCTTTAAAAATTTCTTTTGCAATACTATTAGAATATATAGTTGACATTGCTATTTTACTATTAGCCATAGTAGCCATTGCTGTTGATTTAGAAGCCAATTCACTCATCGCTATTGTACTATTGGCAATTGCTGTCATACTTCTTTGAGAGTTTGTTATGTAACTTAAAGCAGTTTGGTTAGAAGATATTAACTCCATTCCAATGTTATTAGTAGATGTTCTTAAAACTAAATCATCGTCTTCTATGATAGCTCTAATTGCATTAGTGCTTGCTATTATTTTTGACATTGCTACAGGATCTGCAAATATAAAGTTTCTGTCAGGGTAAAGTACTAAATCTAATCCTGCAAAAACAGCGGCAGCATAACCAAGATTATCTGCAGCATAGGGACTTTGTATGTATATGTCCCACGCTACCCGATTGTTTATAATTTTAGTTAAGGTCGGTAAGTTAAGCGATACATTAAGCATTGCTAAGGGACTTAAAGCCATTGCCTGTGCGGCTGTTGAATTATTCATACTGGCTGCTCCAAAGACAGAATCTGTTGCTATTGGGCTTGCGATAATTGCAGAAATTGCTAATTGGTTTGCTGCTAAACTTCTTGTTTCACTCCTCATTGAAAGTGCTTCTTCAAACCCTACCCTTGTGCCAGGGTTTGTTAATCTTGTTTGAAATTCTGATCCAAGTACTGTTCCAGATTTTACTGCCGTTAACAGTCTTCTTGTTGATAATTGCATAATTTTTATTTTAGTTTTACTTTGTTACAAAAAAAGATGTTAATCTACCTGTTTCATCTTCATCGAGTTCATCTCTAAGGTTTCTATCATCTGTTGACCATGCTGATATTAGATCAGGTGCAGGTACATTTAAAAGCCATTGTCCTATTGGTAAAAGGCTTAAAGGATCAACTGCCGTGAATGATGTTTCGTCATCATCCGGCTCGGTGAATGAATCTACAAAAATTAAGAGACCAATTCCTTCAATTACTACTGAATCATCAGTTGCAGGTAAAGGTTGTGTTGGATATCTTAATATGCCTCGGTTTTCATATGTTAAACTTTCTAATTCGGTTTTACTTCTTGCGATAACAAGTGGCTCGCCTCCAGTAATGGATTTACCATTTATAGTAACTAAATCTTCTTTGGACACTTTTTTATTTAATTCTTCAAGCGCCAGATCACTTATTGGTTTTTCAGCGTCAGATGTATTATTAACCTTGTCGAGTTCGTTATTTACTCTTGATATAATATCATTAAATAGTAATTTGGATTCATCTATTGAAAGTTTTTGAATTACTACCTGATTAATCAAATCAGTCGTAGCCGATGTTAGTGATGCAATTAATTGTTCAGTTGTTGCCATTTATCTATTCAATATTGTTATTAATAATGTTTGTGTATTAATTAAGTTTGTGCTTACTATAAATAAAGGTTCTATCGCCCTATTTTCAGATAACGCAATAGCATTAGATATAAGAGAATTGACATTACCCTTAAGGGCGGTACATGTTTCTAATAAGCTAGTAGTCTGTGCTGTTAAATTATCTATTGCTTCTTCAATTGTCATTGCCATATGATTCTAAAATATATTTTGCTAGTATCTTTTGTGTTTGTATTAAATTTGATGCCTGATTAACTTGATAATATAATGGCGTACTTATTGGCAGGCTATTACCTTTTCCATCAAAATATGATCCATTTCCATCAGTTTGCACTAATCGGTTAAATGTAAGAGATACTTCGGATTCTGTTAAATCAAACTCAGGGTTTTGCATTTTATTATATTATATTATTAATAGTATATATCATTTTTTATATACAAAATATGTCATCAGTATATGATAATTGATCCACTCTCTTATATACCCCTGATGTTAATTTAACTCTATGATTTCCTGTTATTTTAATAATAGATCCATCTTCCATTTCTAACTCAAACATTTGATTTCCTTTAGATAAATCATGATATACAAATTCAACTTCTCTATCTTCAATTTCTAAAGTTTTATCATTAGTTGTTTTAACATATTCTCCTGCCTTTATTTCATTTATCTTTTTATAGGAGCCATTGCTCATTTTTATTAGAGTATCGGGATGTATGCACTCGTCAACTATTACTGCATCAAATTCTGAAAAGTATGCAGCATCCTTTTTAATTAAAGATTGATAAGTACCTATAATTATATTTTTATTAGGTTTAATATCTTGACCAGCAAATATTTGTTGAATTCTTAGATCTATTTTGTTTTTGTAATTGTAATCGTGAAAATCTTCATGAGCCTGTACTACTAATGAAACATTAGGTACTATAAACAGTATTTTAGTTGCCTTGTTATGTTCTAATATATATGCTACTGTTAAAAAACTAATTAATGTTTTACCTGCAGAAGTTGCAAGTTCAGCTAGACATTTTCTAAACTTTAAAATATTAAAAGCAGCCTCTATTTGATAATCACGAGGTGTAAATTTCTCTGAGTCTTTAAAGAATTCTAAAGACCATTTTTCAAATACTTCTGGATTAATATTTGGATCTATTAATCTTTTTATTCCTTCAATTTTAAGTTCAAATCTATACTCCTTACAAATTGACATAACATATTGCCAGAGTCCAGCTGGAATCCATTTATCATCCTTAATGTATGACACATATCCATCCCATATTCCACGTTTTACTAAAGGATGAAACCGCCAACTGTCAATTCGCTTAGTTAAAGATATTTTAATCTGCTCTAACTCTAGTTCAGTAGCATCATCAATTCTTAAAAATTGATTATCTTCGGTTAATGTTAAAATCAAATCTATTTAAATCTTTTTATAGACGACTAATATCAAGGCGATTCTTTATTGCAAAGCCCATATTATCTAAAGTTTTAATAGATCCTTCAAAGAAACTCTTTTGGATAGTTAATAACTCTAGAATTGTCGTTTCGTCAGAAATATCTGCTTCGATAAATCTTTCTTTCATTTTATCAGTAAGTTTGTAATCATATGTAAAGTACTCTATCCATTTTTCTTTGTACCTTTTATCGACTACTGCCTTTTGGGATTTAATTCTATTTCCCATAACTGCTAGATGTTCTACCATTATTTGTCGATAGCTTAATGTATATGCACTTACATCCTGTAGATTGTTACCTAATTTTAAATCTTCAGTTAATCCTTTGATTTTTAAAGTCCAATCTTCTCTTTGTTTGTTTAAATATTCATCTAACTGTTGAATTTTATCTTTAGCCTCTATCATTATATTTTATTTTAAAAAAGTGAGTTTCCTTTATTGTTTTTCTTAATGTAGACAGAGCTAATAAATTTGGCTTTAAGTTTTGGCTTAGTCATTGTAAATTCCTTAGAGGAATGAATAACAACATCAGAATTAAAATCTATAATCATTTTAATATTCTTTCTCTTGTTTTTTTCATTTTCGAATTCTTCGAATTCTTCATCGATCATTTGTAAAAATTCTTTTTTTATCATAGGTAATATGCATCAAGTTTAGAATCTGAAAAGTATTTATCTAAGTTAGACAAACATTTATTTTGTGTTAACCACGCCGCAATGACTAAATCATTTAAATCACCTATTTGTTTAGGATATTTATCTCTTTCATTTTTATCAGTATTTTTAAGGAATTTTTCTAGGTGTAAATCTATTTTTGTTTCTTTAAGGAATTTTTCCCATGTAAATATTTTTTTACCTCTTTTTAACTTTTCCATCATTTTACGTTTACCTGTACTATCATTATCGAACATATATCTAATAGTTGGTATTTCATCAAATTCCGTTGTTGATCTTCCGGCAGTTGCAAGTCCTATAGAATTTGAAATAAACATAGCATCAATAGGTCCTTCAAACATTGTTACTTCTCTTTGAAAATCAACAAGCATTACTCCGAATAGTGTTGATAATTTTTTAACACTAACAAGTTCTTCTTCACTTAGGATCATCTCACGTTTAGTCTCTTGATATATCTTTTCTAAATCGTATGTTAAATACCTTGAGTTAGATTGTTTATTAAGTGACCTTGTTTGAAATCCAATAACCTTATCATTAGGCGCCAAATTTAATACTACAATTCTTTTATCTTTAGGAGAATACATAAATCTATCAAGACGATGTGAAAGCAATCTATTTTTTAAATAAAAGTATGCTGAATCTCCCGGTACTATTTCCTTAAAACCAAACATTTGAGATAATTCAATACGAGTGGGTGATAAATCATATGTTAATTTAAAAATATCATGTTCTAATACTTCAATATCATTGACTTCCATCTTATGTTCTTGGATATAGTCTATGATTTGAATAGAGTCATCTGTATTTTTAAATTTAACATGATGGTCTTTAAGTAATTGATATGCATTTGAGTGAATACCACAATTAAAACAGTGGTATTGCAATGTGTCCCAATATAAATTACCTCTCTTCTTTTTAAGATCTGTTGTAGAGTCACCGCATTGTGGACACGCCATCGTTATTCTACCTGGCATTTCCTTAATAATTTGTTTACTAGAGTCATGATGCGCCTTTGACACTACTTGCTTAAACAAGCTTCTGATTTTTGACTTCAGTTCTTCTGTTATTTTTTGACCTTTCATATGTATTATATACGAAAAAAAGGCCAAGTTTTAAACTTAGCCTTTAATTTTATTAATTATTTATTTAATACTATAGTTCAAGATCATTCAAGAATGAGTCTAAGTCATCTGAAGAATCTACATTGCTTGGAGTTCCTACCATTTCTTTTGGAAATTCAAAATCTCCTCCTTGTTCTGATTTTGCTGGTACTTTTTTAGCGGCCTGTTTTGAAGTAACAGAGTTCATAGAATCACCTGGGTTTAAATAGCTTCTAAGAATACCGTTTACAAAATCAAGCATTTCTCCATCCCATGGCTTATATTCGTAAGGTGTTAAACTAGGTGCAGTATCTAATTCTGCTTTAATAGCGGTCATTGTTGCTGCTTCTCTCTTAGCCGGAGTACCTTTCATATCGATTGAACTAGTACTTGAAGAAAACTTTGACTTATCATAGTTATTGAATTCTCCTTGTCTTGTTATAATTAGTTCAAAGTTTTTTCCTTCAAATAAATCAAAAACTTGAGTTGGCTCACCAAATGCTGGTTTTAACTCTTCATCAATTTTTTCTTTGATCTTGTAACCAAACTTAAATACCTTGTATTGTCCTTCTAATTCTGGACTTTGAGGGTCTTTAATAATTTTTACCAATGCAAAATATTGCTCGCGTCTTTTTAGTTTTTCGCTCATCTTGCGATCAACTGCTGAATCACTTTTACGTAATTTAAAAAATACATCAGCGATTGGGCATTTTTCTCCAATAGTGGATGGTGAATCTACCATCTTGCCATCTCCACTTGCATTAGTTAGCCAGTGTACGTATTTTTTTACTAATGAGTTCCTAGGGTTAGTTGGATTTGGTACAAAGCGAATCATTGCTTTATATGTTCCATCCTTTCCGTCATCGGCTGTTGGTTTAAATAAATCACTTCCTGTTGAAGCTTGCGTTTCATGTGTTTCAACGTCAGCTACTCCTAAGTTAAAAATGTCAAAATTTTCCATGTCTTTAATGTTTGTTAATTTCTTTAATGTTTGTTAATTTCTTTAATTGCTTTGATTTACTAAGCTGTTAATTATATAATAATATTTAATAATGTTTTTTTTTCATATTTAATAGTGAACCTGTTTCGTCTAGATATAGATCTTCTTTAACTAAAAAAAGACCTGTTTTAGACAATAGAATTTCCATATCCTCTTTGGATAGTTTTTCTAAAGTGACTAATTTACTTAACAAAGTATGCAAGTTGAAATGTTCAGTTGTTGTAAATATACTCATTTTCTACATTTTAAATATTAATATACCTGTTATATATCTTATTTATATTTAGTTTCATTAATTACTTCTTTATTTGTTTATTAAGGTACATTAAAACTATTTACAAATATTTTATCATATTACTGAAACATTCCAGTGAACTGTCAATATAACTAAAGTATTTAAGCCTTTGGGTAAGATTAGGTTGCAAGTTTAAAGATATAAAAGCTAAAATTTAGTTAACATTGATAAAAATAAGTTTACCTTATAACAAAAAGAAAGTTACTTATTGTAATACAAAAATCTTGATAAATGATTTAAAAAGTATGCATCTACTAAGTCATCCATTGGTTTTGGTACCTTTGAAACTATTCCAATTGAAGATTTACAGAATGAGAGCAAAGATGAGTCATCTAGACATTCATCTTCTAGATAATTTTCAAGGAATTTAACCCAAAGTTCATCTTTCTTAAGGCGACCTGAACCTGCGTGTTTTTTAATTGATGAAGGAGCAACTGTTAACATATTTATAACATTAAGTCTAGACATCATTTCCATCTTTAGTATCGCGGCCCCTGCTGCCATGTCAATTATATTATTAGTTCCGGAAGATGATCCAAATGATGTACCTTCAAATGCAATTATAAAGGAATCATCATTACCTGTAATTTCTATAATAATGTCAATAATGTCTTTAGCGGTTTGAGTGTGTCTTTGTATTTTAATCATCTCACTCCTAGAATAATCCTCGTTATTCGTCCAATCTGGTTGCTGACGAATTTGTGTGTCTTCAAGTATATTAAGTTCTTCTTGTAGTTTTTGTTCCTTCTTTGTGCCTGTCTTTGGTTTTAAGTATCCAACAAAACTATATTTATTATCTTTAAATATACAAATTCCTGGTGAATTTAAAGAAAAGTCAATTGTTACAAAGTTCATTTATATTGATTTATAGTGATTTACCAAGAGAAGCTCCTAAAGCAGCTCCTACTAGTCTACTTGTTAACATATCATACATAACACCTGACTGGATTCCTAATATTTTAGCAACTGTTTTTCCTATTGTTTTTCCAAGTGCAAAACCAGTAAGTCCACCAAAAATACTTCCTAAAATACCTTCATTAGTAAGTTCATTATTGAATTGATGAACATCATATGTTCCATCTTCTTTTAAATAGGTACTAGCAAATTGTTCTAATGCCGAATCTACTTTAAATTCTAAATCAGAAGTCCATTCCGATTGTAAAGATTCATTTAAAGTTAAAAGATCTGATTCAGAAGTATTCTGTTCTTTCATGTAATCTACAAATGTTTTCATATTTTATATATATGTTTTTTAATCTATTTCTAATACTAAATTGAACTTATTATAAAAAAAGTTCAATTCAAATGTTGTAAATTCTGCAATATTAGAACTCATATTTAAATCTAACTCAGAAATTTCATGAAGTATTGGCTTTTCAAACACAATACTAATTACATGAATTCCCTGTGCATCCATTATTTGTAATTTAATATCATTTAAAAATGGGTTTTTAACACCCTTTGAATAATAATACAATAACGTGTCTTGCATTATCCAATAGTTTATATAACCATCTAACAACTGCATTGTAATCGAAAATTGACGCTGTATTGTATTTTGTATTGGAATAGAACCTCTATGATATGTTATCGTTCCATCATTTTGTGATGTTGATATTGGATCAAAACTAATTCCAGGAATAGCACATCCTTGTATAGAATAGTTAATAAAATCAATAGGCTCTGTTATTAAGTTACCTGGAATTCTATTTAAATATTTTTTATACTTATCAGCAACCTCCTTTGGAATAAAAGTCCTGGGAAATCTTATATTAAATAAATTATTTCTACTGTTTATTATCATTATATTATGTTAACATTTCCGAAATATAGAAGTGATTCCGTATTTCCATTTTTAATATTTATATAAAACATATCTTTGTTTTGATTTGTATCAGTCTGATCAAATCTAACAGCTATAGCCTTTGAAACTTTAAAAAATATCTCACCGGCTCCCATGTCTATTCCTGGAAAAGAAGGATCATGTGATATTCTTTCTTCGATTTTTCCACTCTTAATAATTAAAATCATATCTTCAGCATTAACTAAACTTATTGATTTGTAATTATCTCCATCAGGTTGTACTATTTTAAATTTTATAAAGTTATCAGATACTTTTGATATATTTATTATTGCAACTCCCTCTGGTTCATATACGAAATTAGATGTTGAGTTTACAATAGCGCCATCAACTGTTACCTTAGTGCTTGCTCCTAATATTCCATACGTATCCAATGCAACCGGAACATATTTAGTTTCACCGATAGCAGGTCTAATCGAGTTAATAAATTGATTTAATTCCCTATTAACTGATGTGTTTGGTAACTTATTATATACTATTGTTGGAGAAAAACTAGAGTTTAAGTTTAACTTTAATAGTTTTTTTCCATATTTTTTAGGCTGATTATATATTAACGATGCTACTTTAACTATTTGTGTATTATCGGTTTCATTATAAACCCGCATATTAACCGTAATTAAAAAATTACTTGATATGGAAGAGTTCATAATAACAGGTCTAAATATAATAGGCTCATCAAACTGACTTGTTTGTGTGAATGTATTATTAAATGTGTTAATATAATTAAGTCCTAATTGTTCACTCACTTGTACCTCATAAAAAACAAGTATGTCATCACTTGAATTTCTAATTCTTCCATTAATATATCCTTCGAATCCGGTAAGAGATCCATCTTTCGTTCCATATATTTTAAAGTAGTCTCCGTCTGTTGCATGTTCTATATTAACCGAAAGATCTACAAATTCATCTTCCTGTGAAAGAACTATAGATTTTCCAGTATCTAAGTTAATGTATTGATATCCATTATCTTCAAATAGTGATTTAATTAGTTTAAAATCAAATTCATAATTAATAGAGCTATTAATGGCATCAATAGTTCCTGTCGCTCCAAAAAAACTTTCTTGAAAATCAAGGTTTAAAGAATACATATCAACTAAAGAAGGAACTTTAATTTCGATATACTTAGAGTATGATGATTCTCCTAAAATAAATGGATTTGGATTTTGTATTTCAAAATTTGAAAAATTTAAATAAACAGTTGAATTAAAATAGTTGTAGATTCCAGAGCTTCTTTTAATCTTTGTTTGAAATAAAAATCCATCATATCCTCTTGCACTAAATGAATAACCTGTTCTTAAATGTAACTTAATAGTATCATATATTACGGATTCAACATCGCCAACTGGTACCACATTTAAATTAGAAGAAGATGTTCCGTTCCATTCGGGTGAATCTAAATAATTAAGTGAATTAGTTAAAAGAGCTAATGTATTTTCAACACCAGTTGGAACTGCATAATATCTTCCTACCTCGCCAGGTGCTGTTTTAATATCGTTTCCTGTTTGTGCTTCCGGAACTGAAAAAAGAGAATTAGCATTGTTAGAAACTTCTATATTTCCACCAATTGATGAATTATCTGATAAATCAACATAATTGTACTTGTATTTTCCATTAGTGGTTGGAGTGTATACATATGTAAATCCTATAAGGTATCCGTTTCCGTTTGGAATATTAAATCCCTGTATATTATTTATTGATGCATCACTTAAATTGAATTTATATGTTTTTCCATTTCTTAAAAGAAGTTGACGTGATGCAAAGCTATTAATAACTACATAACCACTCGCAATTTTAACATCAAATTCAACAACATCTGCACCTAATTCATGAATTAAAAATCTAGAAGCACTTCCATCACCGTCAACTGTATCTAAATACTTTAATTGACTTCCGTTGTTGTCATTTTCTATCCTAGCCAATACTGAATTAGATTGATCGTGATATATAAATTCCAGTAAAATGTCTTCGTCTATTTTAAGGAATCTTGATGATTTTGCCATTTCTTTATATTTTTATTAAAATCTAAGCCACTTCGGAGACCACTGTATGCCTATATTAATAGAAGGACCTACTGTTATTATTTGATCCGTATTTAGGTTTAATCCATATCCGATACCCACTCCTAGTGACCAATGTTTTACTCTTTCTTTGTTATTAAGTTTATCGTTTACTAAATTAATATTTTCTATATTTGTAAACTCTAATCCAGGATAAGGCGTTGTTATTTTTAATGAATTAACACCCTTTTCATTAACTATTGCTGCTTTTAATTCTATTCCTTGGCTAAAATTAAACTTACTAGAAGTTAATGAAATTTCATTTATAGATTTATTTCTTAAAAGATTCACAGATCCATCAAAACGTCTCCAATTGTATTTATCCCAGTTTTTTTCGTCAGCAAATGTTATAACATATGTTGAATCACTTATAATCGCAATATCACCACTGGAATTAATGATAGAATCCTTAATTCTGATTTCAGCTCTTAATAGAGAATTAATATTTCTAATATCTTTAGTTAAATTAAGAGCACGTTGATAATCTGCAACCGCCTTTTTCGTTTTGTTAGATAAAGAATTAACGTCATACACATATGAAAGTTTAGAAGATACTAATTCTCCTTTTTTGTTTCTTTCGTTTTTTATAGTATCTTGACTTGCTTTATAATTATTTAGGGCCCTATCTGCAACAACTTTCGTTAATTCTAATTCATTTTTAAGATCAGATGTTGTGTTACATTGTCTTAAAAACAATAAAGTAAATAAAATAACTCCAATGAACACTAAGGTATTTTTATTTGTAGGTATGTATTTTTTATAATCTATCATGTTTTATATATTTAAATTATTTTTAATGATTAACTGCATATCATGTAATCTGGAGGATTAATTGCTGTAATTGCAATATACTCTCTGTATTGTAGTTCACATTGTCCCTGTCCACAATCAACGTAGTCTGATGATAGGTTACTATATTGTACTGACGTGCTTCCTGCAGGAATAGTTAACACAACATAATCGGTACTCGGTGTTGAACAACCGGCTTCAGATATTTCAATCGTAATATCTACATCTTCATTAGTGATGGCTGACAATTGTAACGTTAAAGTACTATATGATGCATTTGTTGAATTTCCAAGACATTCTCCTATGAAATTCGTTGTATCTAAACTTGCAGTAACACATGGGATTTCAATAGGGCCTCCTATTGCATTATATTCGAATTGACTTCCCGTGGGTGTGCCAACTGGAACTGTTATTGTTATATTTTTAGTAAGTGTTTTGTTTGAATTAGATAATGATTGGCTATTCACTGTAAATGTAGAACCAGGTGGAACAGTTGATCCTGACATATCAACATCACCTACACTGTAAAATCTGTATCCACTAGCGGCGTCTACTATTATGTTAAACGTATATCCAGTTTGAGAATCATATATTATATTTTCATCCTGTACTGGTGTTAATGTTGAATTAGTTGGATTAGAATTTCTATGCAATATTAAATTAATATTTGGAACTGGCAGTAAAATACTAGATGTATCAACGCTTAATGGAATAATAGTCTGATCTTCAGGTTGAGAGCTAACATATATTGCCAAGTTCAACACACTAGGATACACACCGTTACCTAAAGTTTCAACGACATCTGAAATATAAGAAGGAAACCCTATTACAGGTACAGATGACCAGTAATATCCAGAAGGTGCATTAACAATAGCACTTATCTGGTATGATGAACCCTGTTGGTTACTCGTAGAAGCTATATTCTGTGGATTAGGGCTTATGTTACCTGCTGAAGAATTAGTATCTGTCAATCTAAATGTTGTGTTGGAAATAGGAGCCTGTCCATCTCCAGCTGACATCCAGTATAAATCAACCTCATCTAAATATATAATCTGAGGAAGTCTTTTTATTTTATATATAGTACCGCCCTGTACTATACTTATTAAATTATCATTAGTACCAATAGCTGAATTGACATTGTAAATTCCATTACTATATGTTTGATCCTCGTTAGCCACCATTGTAGTATCTGCACCTCCTACTAAATGCACAAATGTGTTTGTGCTGAATGAATATCCTTGACTGTTTGGATCATTCGACATCGAATTATCTTCTATACTGTAACTAAATGAATTTAAATCTGGAACAATGTGACTTTCCGTATCTCCGATCCATTGTTGTCCATTACATAGATACCATCCTTTATATTTACCAACACCTGAACCTGCTCTGATTCGAATTGGAAGATCAGGAAAATGAGTGGTATCTATTACTTCATTATTTATAAATTTAGTATTATCACTAAAAATAGAAGGAAGTATTGAAATAATAGTACCGAATGGAACTGTTCCGCCGAGCTCTTTAACACTTTTATATATTACGGTTCCTTCGGAATCAGCAGATACTGCTACCTTATCAGCCGATGCAGGATACTCTGTGGTTCCTTCTATAACTAATACGTTGTTAAATGTTACCTTTGAATTAAATATAGTATCTGTATTATATTCAGTAATATTTTGTCCTATTTTAAGTAAAATAGCACCATTTATATTAGATTTAAATATATGGTCTTCTGCATATAATATAAATGAAGTATTTTCTATATTTGCATCTTGAGATTTAAACTCCATAGTAAATTCATTCACAGAATTTAAACTATTAAGTTTCATTGTGAAATCAACCCAATGATCCGGAACATCATCACTTGTGAATCTTAAATTAGAGGAAAATTGATTTTTTCTATTTATAATCCACTGATATGGAAGATTTCCATTTAAAAAATTAGGTGTTGAATCATATTGAACATCTCCTGGTAAAAAACCAACGCTTACTATTGGTGGATATGTATTTTCAGGTGAATTATTAGGTCCATTATATATCGGAACTAAAGTGTCAGTAGTTGGCACCGTAGGATCTCCTTGTATATTTTTCCAAAATACTTTATTATTATCACCTGAAGGCCCTTGGGTTCCTTGAAATCCTCTATCTCCTTGAAATCCTCTTTTGCCAGTGACACCCTGTGGGCCAAGTTCACCCTTAATTCCCCTTGGACCCTGAGGACCTCCTCCGTTTGCAACTAGTTGATCAAAATTATAATTAATTTTGTCTAGTTTAATATTGTCGGCGTCTGCATTACTTACTTGCTTTAGATTTATTATCATTACATGTACTATATTTATATTCTATATATTAATATTATTCCTGTGGGTTTTCTTGATTAGATACACATTCATTAGGAAAATTAATAGTACCATCGAATGCGTTAATTAACGCATTCTTGTTTTCGAAACTACCATTAATCATGTCATTTAAATAAATTCTTTTAAATGGATAAGCGCTTCCAGGTGCTGGTTGGCTAATTACGCTAACTAGTCCAGGTGTTTCATCTAATATCCTGGCATAATTTATAGGAACATATACTAATAATGAGTTATCATGTACAAATACAAGATCAGCTATTATACTAGTATCGTACTCTACATATGATTCTCTAGACAATCTAAATGCACCACATGCCGACAGAGTATTAGTAACATTATTAAATCCAGTTACTTCATTTCCCACTGATATTGAAATAATAAAATTTTTAATAAAAATAACACCTTCAAACTGACTTCCGTTCCAATATCTTCTTTTTCCATTAGAAGTACTACGATACCATCCCCTTTCAGCATTTAATGAAGAATCATTATTATCACGCAAAACTGTGGCGTTTTCAAATAAAACAGTATCTATAAAATAATTTAATCCAGGAAGAAAAGAATAATTACCATTAATTCCATCAACTCGAGTTGAATATCCTAAAGAAGTGGTTTCATATTGTTCAAAAACACAATATACTTTATTTGAAAATGTAAGACTTCTAGGATTCCAAAATCGCACAGAGTAATCTGTTAAATCTATATAGTATCCAAGGGGTGCAAAGTTTGTTGTTCCGGCATTATATAGATATGTTTCTTGTAATGTTTCGTCAAACGTACTCCAAGTGTTTGGTTCTCCGTTCCATGTGTATTCAATAGATGAGCTTACTTCACATATTTCGCCCGAATCATTATTAAAACTATATCCCAACGATATATTATTAGTGACAGGCGGATCTGATACATTGTCAGACACTGACCATATTAAATTATCATTTTCTAAATAAACAATATGAATCATTTTACTAATGTATGTATCTGTGTTTGTAATTCCATCTTGAAGTCCAAACATAAAGGTGTCATTTGCTGAAATAGTGTAATCATTACTTTGAAACACATTATCAAAAGAAATATTATATATTCCACGGAATGAATCACGGGCTAGTAATGATATATCGTATCCTGCTATAATAATAGGAGTACCGTCTCCACCTAATACAATCTCATTCTGCTCTCCTCCATTCGAAGATATGCTATATTGAAAAGAATTTAAGTTTGGTGTTAAATATGAGTTAACGCCATTTTCTATTTCCCATGATAATCCATTGCACAAATACCATCCAGCATATTGTGTATTAGGAATTCCTCTTCCATACCTATTACGCAATACTGGTAATGGATTCCCACTCTGTGATATTACTTCATTAAGATAAAAATTAGATGAGTTAAACTCATTTTCTCTAATTGAAATAATAGATCCTATTGGAAAACTACCAAACAGAGAGTTTTTATCTTTCCATGCAACGGTACCATTTGCATCGCTTGAAACTAATACATCTCCTTCAGTTGCGTTTACATTAAACTGAAACTCAGCGTTTGCCCTTGACAATTTATCAGGAAATCTACTTAATTCAGCAAAACTTTCACGAATAGTATTACCGATTACTATATTTAAATCACGTATACTATGGCTTAATGTGTTTAGAATATCAAGAGTATCTCCTACCGATTTAATTATAGTATTATTAGATATTATAATCTGCTTGAATCCGGCATCTGCTGTTACTATTTTTCCAATATGTAGTGTTTGACGTTCAATGTTGTCTATTACTTGAACATCCAATTTAAAGTCAGAAACTTTAGTTTCGCTCTGTAATCTTAAATTAATTTTTGAAGGACTTGAAGATGCAACATTACCAATTACAACATATTCTCTAGAAGATGCTGCGGTATTATATTCTGGATTGTTTATATCAAATCCAATCTTAAGCGTTACTGGACTTATGTTTTGAATACTGTTTGCATTATATTTAGGTATTAAATAAGAAATTCCACTATTTGCTTCTAATCTATATGTCCATACATCCTCAGTTGAATATCCTTTAACCCCTTGATATCCATTAACTCCTTGATATCCATTAACTCCTTGCATTCCCATAGGGCCAGGATTACCGTCAGATCCTATTATACCACGAGGGCCTGCAACCCCTCCATTTGTCATTTGACTAAAATTATAATTAATCTTACTAATTTTATCAATTGACCACCATACGGCCTCATTTGGATTCAAGTCACTTGCAAATAATTCTTTAATATTAATAGTAGCCATTAATTATGATTGTATTTTAACATGGATTTTAAAATTATATGAGTATCCAATTATTTTATTATATATTAATCTAAAACTTAAACCGTCCTTCTGATAACTTAAAATGTTAAAATTAGTTAGTTGAACAAATCCGTTTTTATTTAAATCATCAATGCTATCGACCGATACGAATGATGTTGATAAATCCTTTCCCTTAATTCCATAAATATCTATTAAATCTATGATAAAACGTGGAATTATGTTTCCATTAGTATATACCTTTAAATCGTTATCTAATGTAGTTTCATTACCATACGATAATGAAGGCACAACATACTTTCCAAAACTCTCTTGAATTCCATCTTCTATTAATTCCTGCAAAATAGCAAAAGGCAAATAAACGTCCATTAACACTTGTGTATTATCTTCATACCAATGAATTGAATTTGTATTTAGACTATTTAATCTAATGTTATCAAGCGTCTCAATTGTATTTTCCTTTTTATTAGTATATCGAGTAATATCATATGATTCTTTAACTTTCATAATAGTTGAAGCCATAAAGTTCTTTTTTTCTATTGGACTTAGAGTTCCGCTTACTAATTTTATAAATCCACCTGGCATCGCTTTTGTAAAAAAATTACTTGAATACTTAGATTTAAAAAGGTTAAGCTTCTTTTTATCAATTGCTATTTCTCCAATTAAAGGATATATTGGCAACTTATCAGAAGTACGCGACAATTTTAATATGTTTTTAGAATTTTCATCATTCACCTTGTGATAAAAATAGTTATTTATAAATCCATAATCTTCTCTATTGTTTTTATATGAATCAAACGCTATTCCAAGATCATTGAATTTTTTATATATTAATATATTTCTTTCGGTTGAGTTAATATTAACTTTATTAAAAGAATATCCATCCCCAAATGTAATTACACTATTAAATAAAGGATCATATTCACCGTTCATTCTTCGTAATATGGTAAGATATCCTCCATCCTTTCTATCTGATATTATGCTTCCAATTTCACCGGAGAATAATTGATACGCCCTTGGTTTATCAGGGTCTCTCGTGGCATTAACAATTGAAGGTTTAATTATATTAACACCGGATTCTATCGACAACGAGTATGCGTTGTTAATTATATTACCATTTTCTTCTATCGTAATATACTCTATGTTTTTAAATTTATTAAACTTGTTAGCAAATTTATATGCATTAATTTCATTTAATAGAACATTAAATCCATTTTTTCCTCCTCTATAATATTTAAAATTAGTAAGAGGAATTAGCTGAATATCTTCTACATTCATTCTCACACCTTCAGCCTTTCCCGTTTCTGTATTAAATTTCCATGGAATACCAGCTATTGTTATTTGAGTATCATCAATTACATTTATCACCTTTACTGCATAAGTATCCCCTTCTGCTTCGAAATAAATCCAAGAAAAATCTCCATTCTCGTCTACTGTTATGTATTTTGTAAATTCAGCAGGGTATGGTGTAATTTCGGAAGATCTAATTACGGTATGTCGGTTAGGATAACTATTACTAAATTCGGCGTGATTTAGTGAAAAATCAATCCAAAATGGAATTTCGACGTCTATAATTTCTTCCTCTAGCTTGATATCATTTAATGTATATAATAAATGTCTATCAATATCCGATACATCATTATCTACTACATTTACTGTTATATAAATACATATAAACTCAAACTTTTCATTTTTAATAGACTTAATGTTTACAGAATTATTAGTGATAATGTTGTCATCAATATCTCTGTCTTTATAATATGATAACACAACACCAAACTTATAATTATTAATATTTGAATCATTTATGAACTCTGTTGGAAATTCACTTACATTTTCTTTTCTTTTTAAATATTCATATCTAAGCCCTCTAAATACGGTAGAAGAATTCTTTTCTAAATTTCCTATATTAAATTTGCTCCATAGTTTTTTTGCAGTATTGTCATACCATGTTTGATTAGCTGAATTATAATATCCATTCCAATTAAAATGACTTTTAAAATAATCGAAATCTGTGCTTTTTAATTTTTCAATAGTCAATCCTCCATCATCGGCGAAGTCAACATAATTATTAAAATCAAACCCATTTTCTATTGAATTATTTCGCAGACTACTAGGTATTTTATTAATTAAAAAATGCTCCATATTCATGAATTCAACATTTCTATTTGAATCTATTTCAATATTAGGCGATAAATTGTCTTCACCAAACGCTTCATATGCGTTCAATATATATGGCAAGTTTCTTGCGTTTAATGCGTCTTTTAATTTAAACTTATTAATAGTTGGAACTATTCTACTTCTTAAAGAAGTCTCCTTCAAACTATTTTCTCGTAGTCTATCGTATTCATTATTTACTGAATTTTCTAAAATTATTTCATCCGTGATTAATTCATTTCCTAAAACAGAGTTTAGTCCAGCATATGTTGTTTGTTTTTCATTAGGATGTGAATAAACATCTAAGGATAAATCACCTAGATCTGAATTACGTGTAGAATAAAAATCAAAATCAAAGTCTTTAAAGTCATATGCTGCAAAACTTCCATGTGAAGTTTTATAGACATCATATATTTCAAAAACGTTATCATTTGAAACAGAAACAGCAGAATTTAAAATAATTCTATAAAAATCTCTAATGATAGGATCTTTTTCAATTTCAATAATCTGTATATAATTATCTTTATTTTTTTGCTTTACCCATTCTCCGACATTTACATTTCCGATTTCACTTGATTTCACTAGGATGGATTGACCTTCTATAGAACCACCTACCATTGAGTAAATATCCCACTCACTAAATAAAGTATCATGAGAAATTGAATCTATTAACCCAATACTATTTAATTCACCTCCTGTAACTTCAATAAAATCAACTAAATTGGAATTATATACTCCCAATGCATTTTGCATTCTATTATTACCTGCGGCATAATCCTCTATTGTAATAGAAGGCCCCGACACATAAACATTATATGTTATAATTTCTCCATTCTTAATTGCTTGCGCAATTGCGATTGCAATTTGCTGAAAACTTCCTACACTAGAGAATTTATTTTTAATTGCTCTCCCTGCTGGAATTGCCGAACTAGCTATTATTAAATAATCACCTAAATTGTAATCAGATATTTTTATTTCGTTTTTATCTCCTATAAAAATTTTATCGTTATCGCTAGGGGTATCTATGACTGTTAGTTTGTAAAATCCTCTTGGATTTGGAATAATAGATTCTGATGTAATTTTTTTGCCGTTTCTAGAAAATCCATTAAACAGTGATTCTTTACTTTTATTTAACTCGACTAACATTCTATAATTCGGAATTGACTTACTTCCGTTTAAGTTATAATATTGGCCTTCTTTATCTTTAATATATCTTAAAAAAGGTATATTAAAATCATTTCCTGATGGAATCATATCGAATGGAACTAACGATGTATCATTTAAATCGTATAATGTTGCATAGCTATTATCTTTAATAAATACTTCTCCTTTATTTGTTACATTATCTATCATGAACGTTCCTTCATCAATATCGTCTGCATATATTCCAAAATATCTGTATATCTTATAATCGTCAGCGACATTATCATCAAATAAGAACTCTAAATTTATTATATTAGCAGAAATTAAACCATTTCTTTCAAAACCATTCGTTATAATTTCATTACTAAATATCTCAGGATAGTCTACTTGTGTGTAATATTTATCAAGCTGTTCACTTTTGGTGGCAAAACCTCCGTTAACAATGTCTATTCCATTAAAAGAAGACATCGAACCCTCGCCAAAGTTAATACTAATCGAAGATTTAGGAAAGAGTTTTTCGTTAACGTGATTATTTAAATACTCACCTATTTTTGAAGAATTTCCCAGATCAAATGTTTTAACAATTGATGCCTTTTTTAAAAGTTCTAAAATTCTAGAATTTTGACCTACTGTATTTTCTTCGTAGTTTGAATTATAATCAACATCCTCTACTCTGTATATTACGAACTTACTAGGCACTTTTTTCTCTAACCATATTGGAGCAAATATTTTGTATTGTTCGTCATATAGTTTAGTAGAATTAAAGGCTGCGCCATAATTATATTGATCCTCATACTGAAATTCATAACTTGAATAAACAGCATTGTCGTCAAATAATCTAAGAGTTTGGTATATTGAAGTAGTGGCTAAGTCTCTAAAGAATTTAGAGATATCATACGAATATTTACCAAATGAAGAAACTTCGAACTTTTGATACTCTATGCTTGAAAGTTCCTTGTTCGCTTTAAATGCACTTAAGTACAAATCACCAATAGAGTTAACAAGTAACTTTACATTACTTGTTAACTTTGGATTAGTTCTTAATATAGCAAAGGATTTGCTATCTACTGAATTGTTTTCAATATTTGTATTTATAGTAGACATGTATGATACTCTTTTATTTAGATTATATATCCTAATTATAAGAATATCTAATCAAAAAATATCTTATATTATTGTATTTCTGGATATGCGAAATTTGTAGTATTATCAGTCAAGTACTTTCTTCTTCCTGAATTAGTAGAAGACGAACTATTATCAAAATTTGTATTATAATTAGATAACATAGAACTCGTTATATTGTTTATATTTTTACCCTGTGTTGTATATTTAGAATAAACTTCAATATCAAATTGAAAGCTATTTCCTCCGAAATCTAAGATATCTATACCTATTTTTTTAGAGTATGTTAGATTTGTAAAAATAGAAGATATGACTCCAGCAATTCTACCAGTTCCATTATCTCCAGCTCCATAATAATCTGTCATTCTGTATTGAAAAATCAAATCAACAACAACAGAATTAGCCTTTCCACCTGGTATTATTTTTTTACCTCTCTTATTATCCGCATCAACTATTAGTGAATCTACATTAAGAGGAGAAACATATAGAAAAGATCCACATGACTTTCCACCTAATAGATATTGATCATCTGGCGAAAATCCAGTAATAGCAGTCGATCTAAGTCCTAATGTATTTAAATTATTCTTTGTCTCTATTATTCTTAATGGTGTTTGTTTTTTACCATTAGCATCTGTTGATTTTAGAGGAGCTGTTTTTGGCATTCCTACCATTCCATTGCTAATAATACTAATCGCAGATATGGTACCATTTAGTAATAATGGATGATTGATATGCATAAATATACCGTTGCTATATATCGCATTGGTTACATTAAAAACTGAAGTTCTTTTTGCTAATTGATCTCCATCAAAATCTCCAGTCCATATAAAATCATCAGGACTTACAGTGCTTGGCCATGGCGTAATAGTTGAGCTGTTAAAATTAGTAATCTTAGAAACTCCACTGATGGTTGGAACTGTATTATAATTAAATGAAAGTCCATACTCGTACGAATCATATCCATATCCATATCCTTCGCCAGAAGAATCCGGATTAATGTCTCCATTATCACCTTCATTGATTACATAAAGGTTTTCATCATTTGCTAGGTTTTTAAATCTAGAATAAATAAATTGTCCCTTTAATTGAGTAGATTGACTTGGCCCAATATTAAAATATGTTTTATCATAAGCAGACCCTGCTATATTTGGAACGTTCTGATACATTACAGGAACTAAATCGTATTTAGCTTCTCCAGTATAATATGAATCGTTACTATATGATTCTTCGGGAGTTCCTTCCCCTAGTCCAAATATCACATTACTAGAAGATACTGGCAATGCTTTAGAAGTATCTCCAATTATTCTAGCAATTAATTCAAGATTAGTTGCCTTTGTATTTGAAAGTTCTATTTTAAAATTCTTTGAGACAATAAATCCCTTTCCGCCTGTTGTAGGAATTTCATTTACATAATATCCAGCAAACAATTGAACCGTCGTGTTATTTGTAACCTGTGTTACATTACCTGATTCGTCAATAATTCTTACTAATAATTCGCCAAGTGTTCCCTCTATCACTGCACGTAAACTCAGCACTTCATTTTGAAGCTCTAATAGTTTTTCGTATACCGATATTGGATTTTGTTGTGATGTTAAAAAGCCAGAAGCAACTGAATTAGCACTATGCGCATATGTCTTATCATCTACTTTAAATGATTCAGAAACGTGTGAATATACTCCAATAGAATCCAAATCCTGTTGAATTTGAACCCGCAATGCATCCATTTCGTTAGTCTTAATAACTGACGCCATTTCGTCAGTGTTAACTTCTCCTTGTGGAAATTCAAATTTATAAATTTCTGACCAAGATGATTCAATTGGATTTGCAGGAAATCCTGCCTCAGAAACCGACTTAATCATAAATTCAACAACTTCTCCCGGATTAATTGAAACATCAATCGAGTTAAAGTTTACTGCGTCAGCATCCTCTTCACTTTCTATAATCCAAGAATAAATTCCCAAACTATTTAATTTTCTTTTTCTAACTGGACCTAATACTTCTACCCAATTCGAAAAGGCAGCTGTTTTTTCAGTAGAATTAGTTTCATCTTTAAATTTAATCTGATCGATTATCGCAGTCTTACCTGACGTAGATGCATATCTATATCTAATCCTAAATTGTACAACTTCTTGTGAAACTTCATTTCCTATTTTCTTAGGCTCTGGTATTGACCAGAAACCCCTCATCCTATATTTAGGTGATACTGTCTGTAAGTCAGCAGATTCTGCTGAAGATTTAATTTCAGTAATTATAGAAGAAAATAGCTTAGACTCAGTTTCCTTTTGTAACACTAAAGAACTAAGTTCGTTTGTGTTAACATCCTTTTCCGCAGATGAATTAAACTTCTTTGTGTTAATTAAAGATTTTTTTTGTTTAATAGATTCGTCTAATCTTTTTAAAGATTGTTCCGTTGAAATTTTATCTGATTTCAACTGCTTAATTTTATCAGTATTTGAGTTATCAGTAAGGTGCTTATTAACTTGAACTACTTTAAAATTTGAAGTAGTAATAACCGGAGGATTAGGTACGATTCCAACAGATGAAGGTGGAATGTAATCTACCTTTAATGATTTGATAAATTGACCAAAATCAGAAACTTCATTTTTATAATATGCAGCAAGTGTCATACTATTTCCTGTAGAATTTACTATCTCTAATTCATTTGAATAGAAAGAAACACCAGGTGAAAAGTATTCTGCTGGAATTTTTGAAGTAGGATCGATTGGCTTAACAAAAATTATTTGTCTTTCATTAAATCCTACCTTTATTTCTATATTAAGATTTGTATCTACATCCTTATATATTCCTAGCTGATTAGCACCTACTTTAATAGATTCAAACCCTTCTAATAATAAAAGTTCTAATTGTGAAGTTGCACTGTCAATAGAAATAACTTGATATCTTGTTCTGTATTTTCCGGAATTAACAATTAATGAATCATTTATCTTTAATGTCTCCGTGTCCTTTAACAATTTATCAGTATCAGTATATGATAGCTTATTAACCGTAAATAATTTAACAGTTTTTGTTGAGGTTACTCCATTAACGATAAAGTTTTTTTCAATATTTTCTACCTTAATAACATCAAACAATCCTGCATACTGAATCATTCGCATTGGCATGTTTAATACCTCAGAATCAATAGAGTATACATATGCATTGTCTATTAATTGAGTTTTAAAACTTGAGTAATCTATTTCACTCTCTCCTTTGTATATTTCATCAAAATCAGTAACAGTTCTTAAATCACTTTCATCAAAAATATATCTTTCAACATATACCTTTTCAGTTTCAACTGGAATTTGTCCTGTAACATCTAAGTTAATTACAAGTAAAGGATTTAAAAAATCTTCGAAAAAAGCATTTAACTTTGTATTAAATGTAGTTGGAGAGTCAAGTGATGTTATAGAAGGAGATGGTCCTTTTAATCTAGAAGCATGGACGGCTCTAATTGAACCATCTTTAAGTCTAATATTAGCATTAGATCCCTCTAATCCACTTAGTGAATTAAGATTAATATTTAAACGTTCAATTTCTCTCTTTAAATATCCAAATGCGGGTATTTGGATGGTTTGTGTTTTATTAGTGTTAGGATTAAACAAATCAATAACCACAGTTTCCTTGTCTGTGGTTATTGCTTCATTAATTCTATTGAAAGTTTCTAGTGAATTTGTGTTCAGTTCTAGAAATTGTTCAAGTAACTGTGATATTGAATTGCTCATATTATCTTATAATTTCAAGTTCAAACGTCTTGTTTATTTCATCAACACATATTAGTTCAATGTATGGTGATATGCTTAATAGATTAGATGTACCTATTACTGCCTTTAATTTCCAGCCACTATTCTTGTCTGTGTAGAAATTTATTTTATTATTTCCTATATTTATTAATGCATCTTTAAATGAAATTTTAACAGTTTGTCCTTTTTTCCATTGATTAATGCTATCATCTAGATATATATTTAAATCTCCAGAGGGTATACCACCGTCAGTGTGAATTCTTAATAAGTTATCAAATGGTCTAATTCTAGTAATTAATCCATTTGCAGCTGCCAATGTCATATTAAATTTATTTGTTAAATTAACCAGAGTTCCTGTTGTCATGGAATTAAAATCAAATTCAAATAAATCGTTTAAATTATATCCATTATTATTATTTACTATTTTTATTTTAGATGGATTAGTTTTATCAATTAAAATTCCATTTCCAGGTGATAGTACATCTGTATTATATTGAACCTCACTTGGAATTACACCATTAATCACCTGATTTAATCTATTATTAATAGAAGATATCATGTCGACAATAGAGCTTGAATCTGCGTAATTTAATATTGCATTTTCAAGCATGATTTCTATTTCATTAAGTTTAGATTTAACGCCATTTGATTCAGCTGTTGTTAATAAAAGATCTTCAACTACAACAAGTCTATCAAAAATAGATGTATATCTACTATTAGCTTCTATCATTAATTTAGCAGCATTTTCCAATGCAGTCGTTGTGTCTAGAAAAATGTCCATCGAAAACGTAGTGTAATCGTTTATATTAGATTCAACACCTACATTATCAAGAGAAGAGTTAAATTTAACGTTTAACTTTAACGCAAACGCGTTACCATTTAATCCTGTAACTTCATTTGGCTTATACTTAGTTAATTCAGGTATATATGATCCTGTTGAAGATGCATCGTTTTTAAAATTATCAAGTATTATAACACCATATAGATTGGTAGATCTATTAACACTATTTGACTTTGAATATAAATCATAATAAACAAGGATTGCATTAAACCTAAAGTCTCCACCTCTTTTAGAATAATCTAGTAAATTATTTAATGAAGGATCATTTATTATTCTAGAATATGAAGAAGCATCAAAATCTATTCCATAATTATATGCGTCAACTGGATTAAGGCTAATTGCACCATCAGATTCCCTGTCGCCCAATGACCCTAAAGTTAGATTCGCATCAGGATGTGTTTGACCTTGTCTACCATTAATAAAATCAGAAGGCAAATATGATGTTGCTGTTGTATTATAATTAGATGACTTAAATAAAACATCAGGTGTAAATCCAACTGACGATGGAACGTTTATAAATATTTCGTTGTAAGTATTTCCTTGATAGTTCTTATCATTAGAAACATCAATATTTCCAATATATTTTACTAATCTATTATAATTACTTCCTGTTTCTGTAATTTCTTCAAGTTCTATTGCTCTGGAAATACCACCTACAGCATACTGCGATGTTGCATTTTTTAAATCAAGCGCACCGATATGATTCATCCATTTAAAAAAGATCTTTTCAGAATCTGCTAAAAATAAAGAAGGATCAAAATCATCGTCACTTAATATAAAGTTTTCCAGATTTAATGCATAGTTTTGAAATGTTTCTGCAAATTCAACATTAGCATCTCCGCCTGGAATATAAGGTGTATCTTGTGCTCCTCCTTCAAAAAGATTTTCAAATTGAATATAGTTTTCACCATTACCTGGTGTTGCAACTACTGGAATATCTATCAACGCAAACTTAGAATACTCAAAATTAATATCTGGGTTATTGTATGCTCGCGTCAAATCTCTAGCGGCGCTTGAAAACGCATACATGGTTCCTCCTTGTTCTTGTGGTATTCTTATTAATGGTGTAGCCATTTATGCTTTTTTATTTTTATGAATATACTACTACAGTATTCGATGTATTTGATACAATATAGAATGCTCCTCCGACCATAGTAAGCGTAATAGAACCAGCAACTGGCACAGTTACTGAAGATACTCCATTTATATTTGTAGTATTAAATGTAACTTCTTCATCTTCAACAATAAATGTTAATGTTTGGCCTTCAATTGCATCTGCAAGCAATATAGGATTAGGGAACAATTGACCCGCTAATACGTATGTTGTACTTTGATATGAATCAGTGACAGGTAGTAATGATACATTTGTTTCGATCTTACATACAAGAGCATTGTTCAATGTAACACTACTATTTGCTACTATTGGTAAATTAGCAACGATATCTGCTGCGTTTACTAATAATGTATCAATAGTTCCATTATTAATACGTAATAGTGATGCTGTAATTTTGCCTGAAAGTACAATTGTTTGTTGTTCTGTGTTGAATAGTGCAGCTATAGCCGCTAATTCTTCATTTAAAGCTGTAAAATTGTTGTTAATTACGAGCCTAGAAGATGAAACACTATCGGTTCCCAACATTAATGTTATATTTGCCATTTATATAATTTTTAATATATTTTTGTTTATTTTGTTTTTATTTCCATTAGAGTCTGTTAATTCCAGTTCTAAAGTATAGTCTCCTTTATGTTTAAATAAATATGTAAGCCATTGATTATTATAATATATATCATCTACATTTTTGCTATTGTTTTTTAAAGTCCATTTTTGTAAAATAATGCCTGGCATTCGTGTGTTGTCATATGAGAATGTAACATGATTTAACATATTAACATTTACATGTGTGTCTATTACATGTAAATTATTAAAATTAGGATTATAACTTTCAAAGTGAACTTCAGAATTTGCAATTATTTCACCACCTAATGTATTGGAAAAACCTACAGCAGAATAGTCATGTGTTCTTGATGGTATTTCTGCAACAATTAACATAAAATCACATTGGTCTAATATTCCATCGCCACTTGCATCTGTTATAATAGGATTGTAATTAAACTTTGAAAACAATGGATGATCAGTTGGATTCAAGTTTGAAAGTTCAATTGCAATATTATTCCATGCCGCTAAATCATATTGGTCCACTGGATACACACTTAGTATTTCATATTCGTCTAATACCTCTATATTAGTTAATGTATCTATTTGCTTAATAAAAAACGTATGTCCGTTTGTTTTTTGATTTAGGTTTATTTTAAATGAAGAATTAATGTCGGCTCCAATTCTCATCATTTCCCAATTAATGGTAACTCCATCATTCCATGTGTGTTCTCTTAATTCTTTCCATTGATAAGGTCCTGCTGTTTCGCTAAATCCAGTTGGACTACTACTATTAACATATCTACTAACTGTCGAAAATTCTATTCCATCATCACCATCATGTACGTAATTTGCCCTGTCTAGTGTTAAGTAGTACGTTGCAATAATACTATCCAAATCTGTAATGTTTTCCCTAGACCAATTCCAGTCACTTCCTACTACGTCCCAATCATATTTATATTTGCTCCAATTTAGTTCAGGAACCATCTTTTGATAAATTCCATATATCTCAACGTTTTTATTTTTAACGTTAATAAAATCTTTTTTTCGACATACACTACGAACATTATAAAGATCATAAAGTGCAAGCTCTACTTGATAGTTTCCCTCATATGGCAATACTATTGGAAATTCCTGATACTCTGGTTTAAAATCATCATTATTGTCCCAGTATCCAACAGGACCTCGATAAGTTTTCTCATAATTATTAGGACCCTTTACATTCCATTCTATTTCATAAACACCATGATTCCACCATGTGTTCCATGTTAACATATGATCTCCAGTGTCTTCCGCGTCCATATATGAAAAATCAGCAGAATCCCATGATGTCATAAATGAATCTGATTTTAATACAACAGGACATCCAATTGGAATTCCACTAAGAGTATTATAGGTTGACATGTCGGCTGTGTAATATCCATCATAAAATCCTGTAATGGAATTACATATTTCAATTCTATCAGTGATTGATATCGAATTAAGATCTTGGTTGATTCCAGTTAATCTATAATCTACTTTTCTAAGATCTTCTATAAATAACTGACGAGTTTCTGGAAATTTAATAAATTCAACATTTACTCCAGCTTGTTGATATTTAATAAGATGTTGATTATTCCAAACGTTTAAATTAAATTGAGAAAAGTAATCCCCTTCCCCTGTAATATCTACTATTTTTGCGTGTAGTGGTAAAAAATCACTCTGTAGTTTCTTTTTTAAACCATATAATTTAATTAAGACTTCTTCAGGGGAATAATCAAAAGCCTCTTTAACTGTTGGAATATCCCACTCATCAATTCCGCCATCTACATCATTTAATCGATACACTAAAGAAAATCTGCTTGTCTTTTTTAAATTAGAGCTAGGAAGTACGATCTCTTTATCTTTATTTGCTAAAAATCCAACAACATCCTGTCCAGGAACAGGAACTGCCTTTAATTTACCGAAATTCTCAGATTGATCATTTATATACAACCAATATTCTTTTAAAGTTAACTTATCATAACCGAAAAAATCAATAGCGTTTAATATTGCCTTGTATGTTCCAATAAAAGGTTTGATTTTGCTTGCTTCTAGTAATAATTCCTTTCTTTTTTGATTCATTAGAATCCAATCAGGAGACAACTCATTTATATTAGAATCCTTAAGTATAATAGATTCACTAGGTGATAACGTCATTCCAATATTTGAAAGTAATACACCTAATCTCTCATCTTCTTCTTCAGTTTCTCCGTAAATTCTAATAGTTGCAATTAAAGTCTCAACACCATTATTAATTTCAGTAATATCAAGAAGTCTCGTGTGATAATTGTCGATCATACTCATTAATGCAACATTACATTTAATAGGCTCAAGGGGTAATGCAGATTCTATTATCTTTAATCCTGTTGATTCTTCTATTGAATTACTATTATTCGAATCAAGTAAATTAAATATCTGAAATTCATCTTTTTGAATTTCTAAATCTCCATTAATATTAGAAGCACTGTACATGAATATATCTTCACTAAATTCATATCCACTAAAGAATTTAAATTTAAAAACAGAGCTGCCGGCATTTTCTGAAATAGGAGTAATATATTTAGTATTTCCTAATATTCCCTTTACCTCCTCAAGTATATAAATTGTAAGTGTTTCATATAAACCCACCGATACCTTGGGCAAATAACAAACACCTTCCCATATATCCTTATCTGAATTATATATAAGGTTAATGTCATTCGATTCACTATCAAAAAATCTTAAATTTTTATATGCCATTTTATTTAACTTTTTTATCGTCCTTTTTGATTGTAAAGGATTTATACGCCTTCAAGTATGTTACTGAATCAACAAAATCAGCAACAACATGTTGAATCATTATTACAAAATCATTCATAGTATCGTTTCTTTGAATATACTTTGATAACGAATTAACTAACATGTTATTTCTATAGTCGTTTCCTACATGTAATCGTTTGTCCATTATTGACAAACGAGAACTGTATCCTTTTACTTTACGTACTTTAAATAAATTACTAAATAAATCCATTATAATGCTCTTCTATTTTGTGATTGTATTCTAGTAAAAACTGTGTTTTTAACAGCTGGCTCGTCAAAATAAATAGAAAGTGCAGCCATTTCTCCCATCTTCACATCATCCAATACTACAATTCCATCTCGATCCATCCATCCGCCTCTAAAAAGTGCAACTTCTTCTTTATCTAATAAAATATCTCCAAATGAATCAAGATTGATTACATTCTCAGGTAATGCTGCCCCTTTTTCAAAGGTAATGTTGGTTGAATTTACTGTTCTTTTAAAGAAAACATATTTTTGTTTTCCATTTCCAATATCCTCAAGTAATGGAATACTTGGTGTTACTGTGATTGTTTCACTAACATAATAACCAAGTCTTCTTGCACTTTCTTCAGTCTCTGACACAAATCTAACATTTACTGAATCGATTCCATCAACACCCTCTAACAATGCAATAATATCAGATTTAGGTAATCTATCTCTACGTGTAATATTAATTAAATAATTAGATATTTTTGAACGAATTACATTACTTAAATTTGTCTTATCAAATCCTTCGAAATATCTAACCTTAATATCCATTCTAAAATATTGAACTTTAGGTTCTACTATTTTAACTTCAGTAGTTAACATTTGTTGTCCGGATTCTTCAAGAACTCGTAAAATTCCATTTTTTTCATTTTCAGAAAAGAAAAACTCTTCTAAATTTAAATTAAAATAGTCATTATTTTTTGTAAGTTTTCTTAAAACATCAGGTAACATGAATAAATAAATAACGTTATCGTCGTCTAAATATCCATCATCAGTCGTGTTGTATGCTTCTAAATATGAGAACATACCATATTTAGATAAAAATGCTTCGTAATTCTTTGGAGTTGCTAAAACAAATGAATGACTTTGTAGAGGTGCTATTAACTTAGTAAGTTCAATTGGCTCTGGATCTGCTCCCATAACAGGTGCTACTGTAAACGAAGCCTCTAATAATTTATTTAAATCATAAAAATTTCCTAATGAATCAAATCCTTCGGTTTTAAATTTAAAATTAAGATCATTAGAACCTGATAAATTACCAATAGAACCTGAAGTAACAATATAGTCTATTTTGATAGTGGCTCCTTCTGTTGGAATATTTCCAAATGATCCATTTCCGAAATAAATATCTAATCCTCCTGAAATTCCTGTCTTTACAATATATCCTTTGCTACCAACTTTCATATCATATAAAGAATCATACTTAGTCCATAATTCACTATTAACAGTAACTCTTACTGAATCATGATCTGTATTCTTTTTAATAATTATATTGAATGATTGGAGTTTTTCACCAGTACCTGTTATTTCCTGACTCTCCACCTTTCCTTGTATGATCGGTATATAGATATAGTCTGCGTTGTTTTTATCAATTCTAAATTGATCAGCACTTGTTCTTAATACATACTCAAGTCCATTTTTAGTTGAAGTTATAATCGAGTTAGCAGATATATTAATAGCATCCCCTCCTATTTCATTAAATGCGCTTGTATTTAATCTTACTTTAATTTCACCAATTGATGAAGAACCTCTAAATGCATCATGACCGGCTAGCCTCGCCAAACCATATATAGATTCTTTATTTTGAGCGGTTAATATGTTTTGTTCAACCGTAGCATCTTCGATATAAAAAAAAATTAGGTTTGAAATCTCAGCTAATACTTGTAATATTTGAGAAAAAGGAGAAGCTGTTGTAAATAGCTCTCCACCTCTTCCATATAATCTACTGATATATGTTCGAGTGTCTGCTATCATTTCAGTAGCCTTTATTCTTGTTTTTGATAAAAATTTAAGTTCTTCCATTTTTATTATATTTTATAGTGAAATTTGAATTCCGAATGTGTTGTCAATTACGATATCAACAAATACCAAATTTCTTTCTGTTTCTGTTGCAAATTCAACATTAACATTAACATTGTATTTTGATGCTAGTGGAATATATGTTGATATGTTTTTTTCAATATATCCCTTTAACATATTATCATTATAACTAAATGAATATACATAGTCTTCGAGATTTAATCCAAAGTCAGCATCCCCTAATACATCACCTCTTTTTGTAAAAATAAGATTTTCTATTTGAGTTAATAACATTTGAACCTCTGAACCTACTTCTAATTGATTTGTAGTGTAATTAGGGTCCTCGATTGTTTTTATATATATTTCCATTATTGTATATATTTGTTTAAGAATGCATCATCCAATCAGTTCCTTCGTCACTCTTAATCTCTTCAATGATTGCTTCTAATTCCTCTGTACCAAGATCTTTAATTAAATCTGGATTTATTTGAATATTTCCCGGAAGAGAAAATCCAAATATTCCTAGCTTTTGACCTAATGATATTTTAATTTTAGCTGCACAATATCTGAAAAAAGCTTCGTCCTGAAAGAGAGCACATTCCGGAATAGTTTCATATATTTCTAATATAACATCTCTCCTAGGTGTCTCCCCCATTATTCTAAGTTCATGTGTAAGTTGATTATAATGAAAAGATATTGGATTTTGAATAATCTGTCGAGCTAAATCAAAAAAACTTTCATTAATAACATATGCTTGTAAATTTTCAGCAGCTGCTCCGGTATTAGATCCACCATACATTCCACCCATTAACATTCGTTCGATTGCAAAATCACCTTGTATAAAGTTAATATCAGTAGTACCTCCCCAATTAGAACCTACTTCAAATAAACCATATACTGAATATACTTCATTTCCTCCAGTAGTTATATCCATACCTGGTAAAAGAAAACTTCTTGTCTTTTTAAAATGCTCACTTTCAAATAATGTGTATGGCAATACCATAAAGCCTTCTCTAACTGAGTATTCATAATTCTTATAGAACCATTTCTTTGCACGTTTTACTATATTTTGAACTTCTTTTTTTGGAAGATTCATAGGAATCATACATGAACCTGTAACCTCATCTGCCAATTCATCTACAAAGCTATTAAAACATGCAGTATCCCATTCTGGATTTTGTAGTGAATTAATATCTCCTACTATTGTTTCACTCATAATGTTTATTTATTTTTATATTGTTTTTGATTTAATAATTTCAACATCATTAAATTTTGCTAGTTTTTTATCATAAGTTCCTTCTCTAAATATTCCACCAATCATTGTTCCTTTAAATGTTCCTTTACCATATACATAGCAATCTTTAGCAACACATGACCCATGAACATATGATCCGTCAATTTTAGAATCATTAATTTGAGTACCTGAATAAAAATTGCAATAATGTATATCTGACCCATTTACGTCAGAACCATATATGTCACATTCTGTAAATTCTCCTCTAAGAAAACAATTAACAAACTCATAGTTTCTAATATCTACACAATATTCAAGTCTTCCATTTGCAACTTGAATTCTACCGCTATCCGAATCATAATTAATATGTCCCTTTAATAGGTCTCCGTGTGTGAATAATCGCATTACTCTGTCCTTCACGACTGGCCAATATATATCTACTATTTTTGGATTTTCATTTAAATCAACTGTAAATTTAACATCTTTCCAGTTTTCCTTAATAGTTTTCCAATCCTTTCTAGCATCGATAACCCGTTGATTACTAGCAACTATACGCCTAAGCTCTAGCGAATTTAAATTACTAAATTCGTTATTTTCAGTAGACTTCCATATTTGTAGTAGAAACCTGTCTACTAAATATAAAATGGTTGTAGTTTTCTTTTGCCAGTCAGCACCTCCAACATATCTAAATTCAAGATAGTTTTTATGTCTTTTGTCAAAATTGATTCCATAATATTTAGTATCTGGAAATATAAAGTTATGTGAATTAATATGCATACCATCAAAGAAGTAAGTATCTTCCTTTGGCAAAACAAATTTTATTGATTTGGCGTATGCTGAATTTTCTCTTTTAGGAAAGAAATTAAAGACCTGATCTTCATTAAAATCTAAAATAAATTTAAGAACGTTCATTTTAGAAATCCTATACTTGTTATCTATTTTTGATTTATCAAATGATAAATTTAAGTGAATAGATGTTCTGTCATTTGTGTATCCATTTTCATCAATCCAGGCACACATATTAATTATCATTAAACGTGCTGCATAATAAGGAAGTGCACCTGTTACTAATTCAAGAAGTTTTGCTCCACCTGACATATCGGGTTCTATTTTAAACGCGTCTTGTGTTACTTCAAAATC